AAATATCATATCTTCACTTGTATCCAACTCTAAATTTCCAGTGCAATTTGGACATATCAATTCACTTTTCATATTTCTCCCTCTTTCTAACAAAATTCAAATTTGGTCTTAATATCCGCTCGCTTGACGATCAAAGTTTTCTTTATTTTTTTCTTTATAAGCTCGTACAATATCTTCAAATTTATATCCATATAAGTAGCAAAGACGGAAGAAAATACCGAACGCTTTATGTAAATGGGATAATGTTGTACTTAAATCCCTATATTGGCACCATGCACGTTTTGCTGTTAGGATGTCCTGTATATACCACTCAAATAACATATTCACATTCGTTACATTTTTCTTCATGATGTATTGTTTTGAATAGGTAGATACAAGCTTCCGTTTTAGCGTATAACTGTCCAGTTCAATTACAATGTTCATTAAAAGATGTAATCCATCCACTAACTCTTCTAGTAGATTTTCTTTTGGAGTTCCATATCCGGTGCTCCACATTTTAAAGGCCCTTGTCTCATTCCACGCTTCCCCAATTTCAACCAATAACGCACGGAAGAGCATATCTACTTTATCGTTACCTTTATATCCAATTCGTTTATCTAATACTCTTTGCATTTCAAAGAGCTCAGTAATATCAAATGTTTGCTGCGTTTCTTCTGGAGTAATGATATATAAATTTGAAGTATGTCTCATTGTGCATATGCCCCTTTACGATAATCTTTAATGATTTCACCTTTTTCATTGAAGTAAACCATTTCCCAATGTGGATTAAATCTGAACTTATGAGGATTATCATCTAATACAATGAATAAATCGTTTTTACAATTCCCGACAATCGTCCCTTTTCTTCCCTGCGCTTCGACACGCATTCCACGTTTTGCAAATGGGATTCTTCTGTAATTACACATTTTCCGGAATGGATTTTCTTGTCCAAAAAGCGTTTTGATATCTACGACTCCCAGGTACTTGCAACTAATGAACCTTTCAAATTGTTCAAATGGCATATCTATAAAATGCTGCTTTTTAAATTGTTTATAATAGTGATATTTTGCTTTATCTTCACTTTCTTTGGAGATGATATGGTCACATCTCCACTGCGGAAAAACTGTCGAAATATGATACTTGTATGTAGGAGCAGCAGCCATTAGTTTCCCTCCTGTTCAGCAAAAGAAACTTTTGACCAATCCATTTCTGCTGTTTCTTCTTGATTGACCATCTCTAAAGGCATTTCTAGCAAGAAGCGTGCTGTTTTGTTGCAATTCGTGCATTTCACATGAATGGCTTTTTCTTCTGCACTTACCATAATTCCGCCGATTCCGTTATCCTCAGTCGCGATAATTGGTAACACAGATGTAACTGGACCTTCATTTTCAAATTCCTTTTCAACCAAACTAGCCAGTATATTCATTCCACATAAGCAAGTAATTTCAAATTTCATATTATTTATCCCCTTTAATTGTTTTATATTTGTAACTATTAGTAAGACCGTCAATTCTAGTTCGTCCAATTCCCACAATTGACGATCTCTGAGCCTATAACACTTTAAATCTATTAATCGATTTATTATCTTTTGTTTCTCCAATTGCTTTGTTCACCTGCTGTTTACTTTTGAATCTTATCGAATACCCTAATTGCTATAGCTACAATGAGACTGAATATTACAAAAACAATTAATGTATCCTTATCCATAACGGATTAACCCGCCATATCTTCTGCGAAAAAGTAGATTTCTAATTCTTTAGGATCTATATGGAACCTCTCGTCTGAATTGTTAACTAACACGGCTACAAGTCTTGTTTCTGGATCTTGATGTTGTACAGTTAAAACCCGTTTATCATTACTAACGAAGTCGCCAGGATGGAATTCGTTGTTTCTTCTACCTCTAGCAGCAAATATTCTGCGACGTTCTTCCCAATACTGCTCATCCTCAGTTGCTTTACGACACTGATCAGCAAATTGCCATCCTTTATCACCTGTATTTATAACCCCTTCGTTCCCCCAAGTACCAAAAACTTCAATGCGACCTAAAGCATTTATAGCCATGTCTTGCACTTCTGCAAACATTGTGTAGTCCGTACATTCAAACGCTACCCACTCACCAACTTCAAATGGCGTTTTGATAAATTGTGGTACCTGTACAACCGCTACTGCTATTTTCATATTTAATTCCTCCTAATTTGTACTAAACCCAAAAATCTACACTTTGTTCAAATTGAATTTCCATTTCCTTACGGGCATATTCATGTTTCTTATTCTTAAATTTAACTAACTGATAGAAACCGTTTTCACTAACTCCTCGTACTCTGTCAATATGTTGGTATTGGAATACCTTGAATTCCTTCGCATACTCACTTGGTTTTTTATCCGCTCCACAATTGCTCCAACCGTTCTTTATGAATTGTCCAGGATCATCACATACTACATAAATTTCTTCTTTCTCATTAGCAACTAAATAGATGTCATCCCAGTATTCTAAAGCTTTCATTCCTATTTTTATTGCTCTTACTGCGTCAAGAATACTTTTAAATTCAGCTTCCATAGTAATTAACATCCCTTCGTTATTTAAGATATTTAGTTACATATTGCGGTCTAAATCCATTATCTAAATAGATTCTTATCTGCTGTGGCTCTTGTGATTCCCTTGCCGCGCAGCAAATCTTCTCTGCGGAATCCCAATGAAAACTTTTGTCTTCACTTCTCTTATAACGCCATATAGCTGTGACATAATCCATGAACATGTCAAAGTGATTATCCTGTTTTGTAGAGCGCGGCAGCTCGTCCGCGCTCCAGACATCGCATGGAATAATAGCCATGACATCTACAAAGCTTGACAATCCTCGCCTTTGTTTTACATTTGCCTTCTTTATATCAAAAGGAGAACTTTCTAATATATCTGGTTGTTTTATAGAATCATTCAGTAACAGTGTCAGTTGTTCCGTCATGGTGTTCACCTTCTAACTGCATTTGCAGTGTTGCAGTGAATCCACGTTCTAATACTGATCCGATAACTGCATTCATCCATAGATGAGTTCCAATCTTCCTTTGCAAAAGTGTTATAATCGTTAGTATTTCTTTTGTAGATAATGAGACAAATTCACCTAATTTTTCTTGGTTAAATTGCCCGCCACGCTTTTCTATGTTTAAAGTAATGTTATTTTCTTTCACATACTGTTCCGCCTTAATTAAATCAAACTGACGAACCTTATCACGTCCATATTTGGCAATTAACTCTTTTAACATATCTACTAAAACATTGACATCCACTACTTTTAATTTATTTTCCATCTCACCACGACAAGATTTACATAACGTTTTTTCGCATCCATCAATATGCATATTTGCGACATCGGATTCTGGTATTACATCACCGCAAATATCGCACCATTCGCTATTGTCAAACAACGCACTGAACATAAATTTCATCTCCCAACCTTTAATTTTTAATCGTTTATATATAACGCACTTATTGCATGGCCGCTAGTGCGTTTATGTGTACTAATGTGTTATAATTGCAAATGTAAATTCTTTCTTAACTACCCATCTCGCAAATGGGTATTTTTTTATACACTTTTTTTGATTTCTTCTACTATCTTCGAACTTCCACTAACCTTTTCTAGATGCTTAGCAACCTTCAAAACTTCATTTCTTTCTTTGCTTTTATTTTGTTGATCGCTCTTCTGCTTTTGCATGTACAGATCCATAAGTTCCGATTCAATCGCAACTGCTTCACTAGATTGCTTGTCACATAGTGTTTTTAATTCTTGAGCAGCTGTAAACTCACCAGAGTTCATCGCTCTTTCACATTGAGAGAGTAATAACTTACGATTCATCATATATTCCCGAAGCCTCCCCTCTAAGAGTTCTGCTCTTTGTACATGCTCAGGAAGCACTCTGTCTCTTATTCCCAATTACATTCACTTCCCGTTCTTGTTTACGGTCATCTTCATCGAGTTTTCGCTCGATGAAGATGCCGCCTTTGTATGTTGCTAATGCTAGTAATGAAATTCCTAAACCAAAGATACAAACGGCAGTAGTATTCTCAACTAAGACAATATCCATTTTATTGAACCCTCTCTCCTACATGGTCTAAGACTTCCCCTTCTGTACTAATAAACATCTGACCTTTAACTCCGGAAAGAAGCTCTTGCCCAATCACATTGCCACTATCATCATGGTTAATTAAGATTTTCGACTCAACTTCATCTGCTGGTACTAGAGTCGATTTAGTTTGTACTTTACATGCACACACATCACGCTTGTCATTACCTGTAATCGATAATGTTATGACAATTTTTCTTGCTTTTTTTGGATCGGTATTAATATCTGACATATTTTCCATCACTTTTTGAAATTCACTATTAAATTGTTCTGCTAAAGCTCCATTAGCAAATGAATTTAAGTCAATCATCTTTCTTCCCCCTTGTTAAACTAATCTTGGTCTCCATGCTTTGATATAAGAAATTGCTTCATCAAATTCCCTTTGACGAATGTTACGATAACTGTTTACAGCAAATGAATTTTTTACATCTCTCCAAGCTGCTGAAAATAGTTTGTTTTTACTATCATGTACTTCGGGATTATATGTTCCTTCATCCCAGAGTTTACATACCCTACGATTAACAGCATTTCTAATTGCTAATTGTTGACTATAATCAACTGTCATACGTTCTTGTACGGTTTGCTCTAGTTTGCCTAATCGATCTCCATGACTCATCATTTCTGTTGTCATGATATTAATCATTTGCAATGGATGCATATTTTGTTTGACCTGTTGTTCCATACGGTTAAATTCATATATGTAACTTTCTTTCATGTAAGCTGCTCTTTCCCCCGTATATCCCATAACCAGAAACATTAATCCATCTCGTTTAAGCAGATACTTAGGTCTTATCTTTTGTTGAGCATCCTTGTATTCGGCCGACGAAAAATTTCGTTCGCTAAATTCTTTGCTGCAGTTTAATGATTCAATACTTTTTAGTACATCTGCATGGCGTTTATTGAAAACATCTGCAACCGTTAAACTGTCAGTCACTAAATCATCCCCTTCCAGGAATACTAGATGACTAACAGGATGCTGTATCGCTTGAAGTCGACTCACTCTAACCCCTCCTAAGTTTATTTTTCGTAAACTTTTTATTACATTCATCTTTTTATATAAGTTTGCATTTTGCAAACTTTTGTTTAAAAAAATAAACCGATCAATTTCGATTTTATGTCTTGATGCGTTAATCATCTGTTTTCAAAATATCACTTATTGGAGTATTTAAAACTTCTGACATAGCAATTAACGCTTTCCTTCCTGGTTCACTTTTCCCACTTAAATATAAAGAAACTGTTGAAGGATGTCGTTCTATAGCATCTGCAAAATCAATTTGTTTCATTTTCCTCTTTCTAAGCAAAGTTGACACTTTCTTGCTGTCAAATCTCATTTTAATTTCACCTCGCTTATACTTTACACTTTGAATTCTAACAAAAAGTTTGTAAAATGTAAACTTTTTTATTAAAAAATTTTACTTTCAAGCCATTTTTATTTGGTTCTAACTATTACAAAAGTTTGATTCTATCAAACTTTTGTAATAGAATGTACTTAATTGCATATTAACTAAATTGACTATAACCGAAATGATTATATATAAAAGGGTGAATAATTTATGCGTGGAGATAGGGTAAAACAATTAAGGAAATCCAAAGGTTGGACACAAGGTGAACTTGGGGAAGCTGTAGGTTTAAAAAAGGCTACAATTTCATTGATAGAAAACAATAAACGAGATCGTAGTGAGAGATCAGTTTCTGTATTTGCAGAAGTTTTAGGGTGTACATCTGATTATTTGCTAGGATTTTCAGACGATCCACAATTAAATGGTGAACAACATTCCAGATTAAAACAAGAATTTGATGAAATTTACGAGATGCTGCAAAAGATGCCAGAAGCAGAACAAGAAATGTATTTAAAATGGATAAAAGCTGGATTAAGCCCAAATAGTAAGTAAATGATTGTTAGCATAAGCGCTAACAATCATTTTTTTTTTCGTTTTTCAAGTGATTCCTTGATAGCATTAATATGATCCCTAGCATTTCCATCTGTTTCTCCTCTCTTTAATAGTTCCCATAGATTAGTAGATACATCGTTTTTTTCTTCAATAATTTCTTTATACGCTAATGCTGCATTCATTATTAATTCCCCCTACATCCTCTTTATTTTATGTACTTCACTAAAGGTGGAAAGTTTTTATCGTTTTTGAAATTAATTCATCAAAAAAGTTTCCACTCTCTATAAAGCAGAAATGACACTATCAAATTTGATAGTGTCATTTCTAATATTATTATTTATAAAAATCAACCGCCACCCGGATTTGGGTCCATATACATTACTGGCGCATCTACATTTTTAACCTTTTCTTGCTTTGTAGCTGGTGCAAATGTAAAAGTTGCAGCTGCCGCAATTGTTAAAATAACTTTAAATAACTTGGACTTCAAACATTCCACCGCCTCTTGCTTATATAATTTGATTATAACATTTTAGTGCATTAATAGGTAGAGAAATATAGAAAAAATCGCCTGTTTTAGTAAAACTTTCTACAGACTTTTCAAAGTATTTTCGATCCCCTGTTGCTAGGCCCATATAATACAGTTGAAAGGCACTAAGCGACCCATTTTGCTTCTCTAGCCCTTTAAGTATCTCTAAAGCCTCTTCCTTTTTTCCTAGTTTGATATAAAAAAAGGCTAGTTCTGCTAAGTCAAGTTTTGTACGATCAATTGAATCTAATTCCTTACCATGATGTATTTTTAAGAATAATAAAACGTTTAATATTTTATTTCTTCTTATTTCAAATTTTTTATTAACTGGAACACCGATGAGCTCAACTGCTTTACAGATGTAGTTTTTTGCTGTTTCATACTCACTTAACGCATAACTCTCACCTAATTTACAATAAGCGATTGCTTTAGTGCTCATATAATAATTAAAAGGATCATTTAAAATTTCAAAGCAAACTTCTCTGGCTTTGTTCAAATCTCCATTGTTGTGCAGATGAATAGGAACTTGCATTTCTTTTACACGTAACAAAAAGGAATTTCGATTGGTATGTTTCGCCACATTTTCAATCCGAGGTAATACACTTTCAATACATTCATTAACTTTCTCATAATTACTGAAATCTAAGTATGAATACATCACACTAAAATCCGAAACAATCATTAAATCGTTATCTATATATTTTTGTGATTCTTTTTTCTTTTGAACTTCATTAAAAAATTCTCTCGCAATAATAGTTCCTTCGCTTCTTTTTCTAAGAAGTTTATAATACTCAGCGATCTTCACATTGGTTCGTACAGTTGGCGAATCGCCTTTTTTTGTTTGTGATTTCATTATTTGTTCAATCACTAATTCTTGCAGTTCATATTCTCCAAACATATCTAAAACTTCTAGCGCTAGTTTTAAATTTTTATGAGACAATCTCGGTATATATTCTTTAATGCAATTCCTTCTAAATTCTACATCTTTAGGTTTATATAACCTAAGAGCGTCAACTAGGTGCATAAAATCGAATTTGTCTTGTTTTTTAAAATAACTATTTACTGTTGTATGTGTTACTTTAAATCTTGTTGCCAGCTTTCGATTCGTATAACCATTTGACTTTAAACTTTCTTGCATGTCGTTCAAATCCAATAAAACTCGCACAATCTTTATCCTCCCTTTGGACAAAAAGACACGTAAACCCCATTTTCTTACATAAAAGGAAAACGTGTCACTCTCACTCTAAGTTGTGTTATAATAAGTATGTACAAGATCCGCGACAATGTTCCCTAGGTGCTTAGGGGGCAGTGTAAGAGTGCTACCAACACTACTTACACCGTGGGTCTTTTTTACGTCCGTTTATTTTATTTGTTATCATAATATCACATTTTTTGCAAATTTCAGTCATACAGTTATCTGATAATTATTGAGAAAGTTGTAAAACAGTTTTATATCAACGTTTATCAGCTGTAACGAAAATAAAATATGCAATTTTGCATGCGACGTTAGAAATACCCGCATGCATATTTTAACATAAAACCGAACTTTTGTTCTATTTTATTTTTCTAAATAAGGAACTTATAATGCCATTTTATCATTAAAGGTAGTTAAACGCCCATAAATAGTAGTATAGTTGTTTAGTATTTATACTTTATACTATGAGACACTTTGGACAGATTCTAAAAAAACTAAGGAAGTCACGTGGCTTAACTCAAGAACAACTTTCCCACAAGCTAAACTTGAGCAGGAGCCAAATCAAGAATTGGGAAACTGATCGATATCAACCAGATATAGATACTTTGGTGATTATCGCCTCCTTTTTCAATGTATCGGTAGACGTGCTTATTGGCTTCAAGAGTGATTTTGAAGATGAACCACTACAAGAATTATTATCCAATGTTCAAACAACGTATACAGCGTTAAATGAACATCAAAGAGAACGTTTTTGTAAGCAAGTCTCCGTATTAATCGATATGCTTGAGGACAATCAAGATATATTCTGATTTAAGTACATTGTAGAAGAAATGTTTTCCAATGAACAGTGGTAAAATTTTACATAATATTACCATATTTGACATTGAGAGCTTCGGCTCTCCTTTTTAATTCCCTTTCGACAGAATCTGACATTCAACGATCCAACTCACTTGTTATTATGTAAGTATGTACTAAAATATGATTGAGGTGTAAAAATGGGATTATTCAGCTCTAAAAATCCAAAAACAATAACTGAAAACAAATTTTCATGGAAAGATAATGTAATAGAGGTTACTAATAATGGTTATTTACAAAGTAGCGGCTTAATTAATATGGTTCGTATTCCATTACGTCATATTGAGACTGTTACCTATTCCATCAACACTTTAAAACCATCTATAAATGTCGATCTACATATAATCGGCAAAGGAGTTGTATTAGGCACCTTAACGGTCGGTATTGATTTAAAAGATGAAATTCAAGATTGGTTATTAGATAAACTAGAAAAATAATTCATAAATAGGTTGTGGATAACCGTACTTATCCACAAAAAAGACCGTCATTAATCTGACGGTCTTCTCTTTTACTCTTCTTTTTTCAACAAAGTTCTGCTATCATAAAGTGGTAGATATATAAATTGCAAATGTAAATTTTTCATATAAATTATAAAAATAAAAAAACCCCGACGAAATTTTCATAGGTTGGAAGAGTTTGGCCGCCCGACTAACCGATGAAAATTGAAACACGAGGTTTGTATTAACATATTTAAAGTTGTATCGCTATGTCTATGATAGCATATACTTTAAAAAATGTGAACTACAATCCTCTATTTTCCTATACCCATTTTTGGTCGGGGTGGAAATTGGAGGATTTTTTGTTATGTCAATTGTTAGAAGAAAGAAAACATCAGAATACTCACCACTACATAATGGTCTATTACAAGACAAAAGATTAAGTTACAGCGCAAGAGGTTTAGCTAGTTATCTTTTATCTCTTCCTGAAGATTGGACTATTATTAAAGATCAATTATATAACCACTCAGAAAAAGATGGTCGTAAAGTAGTAGATAGATGTTTTATAGAATTGCTTCAATATGGATACATGATTGCAGGGTACGGATATGGTTTAAAAGAAGGATCACGTTCTAAACGTCCAGTAAAACAGTATGAATATATAATTTCAGACATACCTTTTATGGCAGATGAAATTGATGCGTTTTATTTAGAATTATGTCAAAAATGGAAGAGTGCAGGTATAAATCCTTGTAACTACAGTGATTTAAGTAATGTCCAAAAGGTACAGTACAAAAAGAACAGTACAAAAGGTACACCTACAAAGAAAGATCTTAAAAAGAAAGATTTACAAAAAGATCTTGAAGAAGAAGAAATTATAACCAACCCTGTCACTGAATCTATAATTCTTGATTTAATGAATTCAAAAATAAAAGAACGAGAGATTACAAACGAAAAAACAATTACAGCAATTCTTGCAGTTGCTAGTAAATGTAAAGTTATTGGAACTACTGATATAGCAGCCGCTGAAAACTTTGTAATTAAAGTTGTAGAAGAAAAAATGTCTAAGCTTGGCCAAAAACAGAAAGTGCGAAAAGGTACAGTAAAAACAGGAAGAAGCGAAATACTTCCGGAATGGGTTAAAGAAGAACGAGAGAAAGAAAAACAAGAAGAATACTCTTATACACCAGAAAAACGGGAATTAAAAAATTGGGATGATTTAACACCGGAATTTAAAAATGTAATTTTACCATCGATTAAGAAAGCAATTAACAATGATAAGGATGATGAAAGTATTTCAGCTGTATTCGGGATTGTTGTTCAAGATATTGCTTCATTACGTAAAACTATAACTGAGGAAAATCAAAAACGTTTAAATGAATTATTGAATAAACGTAAAAAAAATTGACTACATATAGGCACTGAGGAGTTGTATACGTATGCCAAGAAAATTCAAGTTTACTGAAGAAGAACAATTACGATTTAATCATTTTGTTACGACAGATGAATTTGCAGAAGTATTAGCTATCGCCTGGAGATACGGTTCTAAACGAAATGACAGTTTCTCAATAAGAAGTCAAAGAAAATGGATTGTTACTCGTTTTTCGGAGTTAGTTGAAAGAAGTTGGTCTATGAGATATTGCGAATACGGCGGTGATGAACCTTATTGGGAAGGAGCAGTATGCTTAAATCACCCTTTAGTAAACATGATAGTTGAAATGGGTTGGTCCCAAGTTACCAAAGAAGAACGTTCTTTTCCAATAGGCGATTTTAATGAAGTAGTGTTTGTAAAGACATTTATTCTACTGTTGCACGATTTAGGAACGATTCGAGAAAAGAGAAAAGGTAGAATATTAGTCCGCCCACGATTACGAATTCATGGATCAATTGATGTATTAAATAATATTGGTCGGGTCCTCCACAATGAACTAAATATTGGGTTTAAAAAATTACAAAGTGATCAAAAGGTTCCAAGAGCAAAAACAATTTATTTTCAATCTAAATTTGAAATACCAAAGATTTTAGAATTCGCTGGAGCTATAGAATCATTAGATAAATTTAATTCGCTTGATTTAGGATCTAGAGAATTAATGACAGTGTAAAATTTCACACACCGTACTGTTTTTATAGTTTCGAAAATCCGTACTTAGGGGATTCCAACGAATCCTAGGGAGGACAAGCTGTGTCTTCCCTACCTTTCTACACGTATTTTTATAGATTTGGCGAAGCCGTTGCGAAGACCGTGGAATCGCTTATATAACCAATATTTAAATCAAGAAAATAGATTGTTTTTTAAGTTACTAATCATAAAGGTGTCACCTTGGTAATATCATGTATTGAAAAGGTAACACCATAGTGTTACTATTTAAGAGTATTAATTAATAAAGGGAGAGATGAAAATGTTAATAACAGCCGCTATCGATGCCGGAAACGATGCTTTAAAAGCTTTGTTTAATGGATTTGAAAACAAATTATACATTCCTAACGTAGTTAAAGAAATGGAATCTAGACAAGTAATTGAATTAGGTGACGATCCATTAAAGGAATTGCATGTACATATCACATCTTCAGCATTAAAAAAATCAGCAACATATGCAGTAGGTACTTTAGCTGCCAAAGAGAAACAAAGCGCTCAAATTCCTGCTACGGATTTAAAAAGCGAATCAGATCAAACAACAATCTTAATGTTAACTGCATTAGCATATGAAGCAGCTTCTAATAGCGATAAAGAAGTAATTGATGCAGAATTCTTATTATCTACTGGTCTGCCAGTTGACGAAGTTAAAGAGGATAAACGTGCAGGGTTTAAGAAAAAACTTTTAGAAGGTACTCATGTTGTTGAGTTCAAGAAAACACCTCATTTAGAAGGTAAAAAAGTACGTATCTCATTTAAAGATATTTTTGTAAACGTTGAAGGATTCGCAGCAATGATTAATTTAACAATCAGCGAAGAATTAAAACCTCAAAATTCAGAGTTAAGACAAAAGAACATCTTAATTAATGATATGGGTGGTAATACTACTGATAAAGCAGTAATTCGTATGGGGCAAATTGACAACGAATACTCAAGTGGTTCTCCTTTAGGTATTGGTGAATATTTAGACGCAATACGTAAAGAAGTCTTCAATACTTACCGTGTAGATGTATTTAAATCAAGAAGACAGCTTGTTGAAAATATGACTGCAAAACATGAAGCTTATATTATTAGACCGCATGGTAAACCAGTTTCTTATTATGAAATTGCAGAGAAACATTTAAAAGAATTTGCTGTAAGAGAATACGCTGATTTAGTAGATAAATGGAAAGAAGTTGGGGATCTGCATAGTATCCATAATGTTGGCGGTTCAGCAGCGATTGTTAAATCATTTTTAGAAGATATAAACAAAAATGAAAATCAATTCGAGATGCATTTCTTAGATACAGAAGAAAGCATTTGGAGTATTGCTAAAGCTTACTATAAGTTATTACTGGTTATCGCTAAACAAAAGGAATTAAGCCTTAATTAGTGGGTGGTATAAATGAAAAAAATTAAAGATGTTCAACCTGGTAAAACTTTCACAGTAAAAGTCCCAGTTGATGCAGATCAACAAACTTTAGATTTTTTGAATAAGAACAGAGATATTTCAAGGAATAAACTTGTTTATTGGATATTAGACAAAGAAGCTAAAAAGGAAAAACATAAAGAAATCACTATCCCTTTAAGTTTTTCGTTAACAACAGATGAAAAAGAACAATTACTTAATCCGATGGCTGTTAAAGCTTTGGAAGCGTTCGTTAAATCTTTAATAGGTGTTGAAGACGTACCTGTAAAAGAAATCAAAGAAGAAATCAACCTTGCAGATTTTTCAGGTATGATTAATTACGAATAATACTATATTAGAGAAATTATAGCCTCCTTCCTCTCTCCGGAGCGTTTTTCATGGAACGATGGAATTACGGAAAAGTGTCCCTGGGATAAATGAGGGAGGGGAGGTAATTTTTCGAAAGAGGGGAGTAGCATGAGTAATGTTAACCCTATGTTTCAGCCACAAAGACACTCTACTACAATAACAAACTTACAACCTCGCAAAACTCGATCAGATAAAAAGAAAGATATAAAAATTCCAGTAAATGAAATTCAACGACAGTTAATAAGATCCTCAGCCTTTAAAGAAGGAATAACCACTACACAATATATGTCCAAATTAATTACAGAACATCTCAAAATCGATTATATAAGCGAAATACATGCGTATGAATATAAAGACACCAAAAAGTACATTCACGCGAAATTGGAGCAAAAAACACACTCTCAGCTTGTCCAATTAGCTATTGAGTGGGGAGTGTCACAACGAGCAGCTGCAGCACGTATTCTTTGCTTTGCGTTAAAAACAATGTGAGGTGTGACATATGTATAGTAAATACGACGTTATGACGAAAGAAATACAGCTTATGAGTGCTAGTAATTGGTGGGAACGAACAAAAATCGAGTGGAAATTAAAAGAGAAGTACCGTTTTGAAGTGAAGATGCTCAAAATTTACTTATTCCGTATGAATATTATTATCGAAGATATGGAAGAGGAAGATTACGAGTGTAACGCTAGTGATCTAGCTGAGATACTTGTTGAGGACTTCCTTGAGCATATACGCTCTAAAAATAGTATGGAGCAGCTGTATCAAATCTTAGAGAGTAAGAAACACTATACAGACTATGAATTAGAATTTAATGAAAACGATGAACGATACGGAACAATTGAAGTGAAGATTGATAGAAGGACATTGAGAAGGATTGAAGTATTTTTCTCTGATATGGCTCATTCATTTCCTCTACATGGTTATACGGCGGATAAACTAATTAACATTTTAATGTGCGATTATATGAAGCATTACGCTGCAGAACCCGGAAAAAAACTATCCTTACTGAAACGCAGATTTTCATAATAATTAAGATTCCTATTTTCGGGATGTTTAAAAAATGAAATCTTTGGCCACTCTTGTACTAAGAACTTAAAAACAGGAGTGATTATAATGGGATGGCTTATTTCCGGAAAAGGAAGAAAGTCAAAGCTCTCCAATTTTCTGGAGAAAAATAAAATTACTCAGCAGGAGTTAGCAGAAAGAAGCGGAGTTAGTAAGTCTACAATTAGTCGTGTGTGCCAAGGTGATAAATTTTCTCCAACTATGAAGAATGCACAAAAGATTATAAAGGCATTAAAGAAATTAACTAATAAAGATGTGCATTACGATGATTTTTGGATGTAGCCCCGTTAAAAACGGGGCTATTTATTATTAGAGGTAATTATTGTGTTTTTGGACATTTCTTTACTATGAAAAAATGTTAGGGTAGAAGTGTCAGTCCGTCCTAACATTTTTGAAATGATTAACCCCTTTTAAATACAGATTATAATTGAGAAAAAACGCAAGAAATTGAACCCCAACTTCAGCGTACATATTTTACTATCATAATTAATATAATTCATCTCTTTATTTTTGTTAGGCCGTCCTAACAAAAATAAACGGAAAAAGGGTTCGTCAAAATTCTGACGAACCCTTTTAAACTTACTTTACATACACATAGACTTCACTTGCTGTTACATAGTATGTTTCCCCTTTGCTATTGTGTACTTTATATTGCGGTGCACCATCTACATTTACTTTCGCATCAATTGTAAATCCTAACCCTGCATCAACAGAACCAGCAACATCTTTATCCTGCCAAGATGGAGCATCATAGAATCGTAGGTTATTAACTTTAGATACAACGCGTTTACCTACAATAGAGGAATCTACTGTACTTTTCTTGCTAAATTTCACATAAGAGGGATCATTTTTAACCCATTGATTACCGCCAAGGTTTAACCAACCATCTTTTTCAGACCATACAACATAAGCCTCTGGTTTGTTTAATTGACGAATCTTAGAATAGCTTGTACCAGGTCCTTTACGTAAGTTCACATTGTAACCTTCAATATAAGCAATACCATCTGTTACAGCCGTTGGAACTTCCGATGGTCTAGATGGTTTCTCTGGTACAGAAACATCCGCACTAGAATTACTGTATGCTCGTTGTACATCAGCGCGGAATTGAGATTCTGAAACACCATGAGACTTTAAGTAATCAAGTGGATCTTCATGATCTGTACCACCAAGATATTTCGTTACATCGTAGTGAGTCCATAATCCTTTTTCTACTGATAATCCACGGTCACGTAAGATTTTAGCTAATAACTTAACGTATTTATCATAACTACGTTTGAATTTCTCATAATCTCTTGTTTCGCATAATTCTACATGAACAAATCGTTTATTTGCTCCTGGTCCCGCACCATACGCAATGTATTTTGTATCAGCAATTTGGATTGTTTCATCCCAATCTACTGCATAATGAACAAAAGCAGAACGCCATGTCCGAGATTCGTAGCGCTGAATGTTGATTGCTGGTGCTTCTGGTGTTGCTGTACTATGTGCTACAACGCCCTCATACGCGCCTACACCGTAACGATACGCTTGTTTCGGTAAGTCTTGGATAATTAGTACTCTATCAGCAAAAGAAGCCGTAGCGAACGAAAATAAGAGCAATAGAGTCACGAATAATGAACTAAATAGTTTCAATGGTTTTTTCATTGTGTATTTTCCCCTTTTGGCCAAACAAAAAGAGCACCGTCTTTTGACAATGCTCTCCTTATGTAAGGCATATATTTTTATTTGTTATTCTGTTTTTCTTTTCTTGCATCAGATCTTTGAATTTTTGCTTGAATTTCAGATGCTACACTTTCTAATAACCATGCTGGAATCCATCTCTCCCAACCGATTCTTGCACAGTTTGCTGCGAAACTATTAAAAATGTGATAGCTCAATCCACCCACTACCATGAAGAAAAAGAAATCAGGTAGTTTAAGAGCAATATCAAACAAATGTGCAAGAGCCGGTAACGATAAAAGCACCACGGTTCTCGTGATGCCCTCAATCCCATATTGGCTGCTGTATGTTCCATCTAGTTTTGAAGCTTTGCTACCAGTAATCCAATCCAACATGATAATCCAGCAGTAGATACCAATCCAAATTATATTGGCCTTACCGTATAGCAAATTAATTAATGTTCCTAGTCCTCCGCTTATAATGCCACCCACTTTAAATTGAGTACTTGTAATTACATCAGATATATTCAGTGCTTTGATGAGTTCGTTAATTCTTTCCAAATTCTCACCTCCTTTCAAAATAAAAAGAGGAGCAAGGGCTCCTCTTGAACTAAATCGTTATGCAGCAAATAATTTTGAATCCATATTAAAGATATCAGCAATATCTTCTTCGCTGCGGTCTTTCAGGTAAGCTTCTGTTGTTGAAATATCCGAATGATGAGCTAATGATTTTAACTTTTCTAGTGGCACTCCTTGTAATTTAAGATTATCTAGACGACTATGTCTGAAACAATGCGGATTGATTTTAAATGGCTTGCCTTCTTTTTCACTTAACATTCGTGAAAATACATTGCACCAATAGTTAAAAGTACTTTTGTTAACGGTTTGTCTACGTCCGTTTTTGTAAAGTTTCACAAATAAATCTGGTATTGTATCTCTTCCTCTTTGCTCCATATACAAGCGGATAAAATTACGGACGCGGTCATTGTAATATAACCTAAAACTTTTAGATCGCTTACCCCGAACAACATTGGTGAAATATTGTTGTTCTAACCCTTCCTTTTTAACTTGGTAAACTTCATTTTTTCTTGCTGCACTGTAATAGGATAGTGCCAGGTATGTACCCATTAAGTATTGTTCTTTTTTTAGTAATTCATCTAGAAGCCATTCTATTTGATCGTCACTTAAAAATGTAATGGTTCTTACAGGCATTTTTGGTAGACCTTTAACACGAGAGCCGACATTAAACTCATAGTCATAATCATCGTCATCTGCACAATATTCTAAAGCCGATCGTAACGCTGATAAGATTCCATTAATACGTGAGTTACTCATACCCATCTCTTGAAAAACAATGGTAAGGTTTCGAATATCTTTTCTTGTTAAATCGATTAAATGTTTATTATCAAAATGTTTATAAATCATATATGAAACAATACGTAAATCCCAATGATATTGTTCAATAGTACCTTTAGCTCTTCCTTGGGCTCTTTTCTCAATTAAAAAATCTTTAATTAAATTTTTGTTATAAGTACTGACTTCATTGTTATAAATTGTGTTATTAACGATTCTTTTCATTAAATAAAACCTCCTGATGACTAATAAAGTTAGCCTTTATGTTAGTATAATATTATGACTAACTTTATTAGTCAAGTAGTTTTTGACATATTTAATGAGTCGGTTATAATTAAGATACATTCATATATGGAGGATACTTATGTTACGTTCTAATTTAAAAGCAATTGCAGATGAACGAGGTATTTCTATTCGTCAATTATCTAGAGAAATAGATTATGCATACGAAGTGGTAAGACGTATGTATAATGATGAAATGGAACGCTACCCTCGCGACTTGTTAGGTAAATTGTGTAGTTTTTTAAATGTAACTCCTAATGATCTACTTATTATTGAACAAGATGCAAAAAAAGAGGACTGATATTAGTGGTCCTCTTTTTTGCAAAATAAAAAGCGTGCAGCTGCACACTTAACTTAATTTTTTTATTCAAAGCCGTATTTTATTAAGAATCAACAACAGTTACAGTCCCATTATTATTCCAAACATTGTTTCTCACAACCCATTTTTGTCGGAAATCTATTTCCCAAAATGCATTACCTTGAAAATAGTTGTTCATCATAATACCTTGTCCGTAGTTTAAACTGTTTCTACAAACACATGAATATCCTTGAATAATATTATCTAGAACTTGTACAGAACCAGGCTCATAACTCCCATATCTTTTTATTTCTACAAAAGGAAAGTTATTACCTAGCGCACGATTCCCTTTAACAACTACTCGATCTTCTATTTTTTCTTTTAAATCAAAAGCAACTTCCGAACAATTTAATGTGTTGTTTACAATTTGAATATTTTTAATATAATACGAACCTATCGTTGAATATGCGAATCTTCTACATACCAATACCGCTCGTACTACATTGACAAATGTATTATTTGAAATAACAACATCAACACAACCACCTACTATGATGATACAATGCGCGCCATAACCTTCAATGAGTGTCCCAAATCCATCATCGTACGCGAGTATGCCTTGTGGTCTTTTTGAAATATTGTAAAATTTATTATCTGAAATAATGGTTTGCGAACCTTCCTCTAAATAAATACAGATTCCCACACAATCTTTGAATGTATTACCTGTACAAACACTTACAGTTCCTATTGAACTAGAATCTAACCAACATATAGCTGATTCTATCGGTGATGTACCTCGATAATTAGAAGTCACAAGTGCCTTGCAATTTTTGAATGTGTTATTTGTGACAACGAATGAAGTGATGTGATAAAGGTTAACTGTTTGATAGTCGAAGTTCTCAAAAATACAATTTTGAATGTAGGCTGTACTCATATTACGCTCTCCTGAACCCATAAATTCAATGGCCCTGTATGCCCTCAATGAAGCATCCCCCAAAAATTTGCAATTTAAAAATCTGTATGTTGCTATATCAGGTACGGATACTCCATTGTTATCAAATTTCAGCGGCTTATTCGTATCATTAAATGTACAATTTTCAAACGTGACATTAAAACAATTACGCCAGAAAGTAATTGTTCCACTCGTTCTTTTCATATTTACATTGTTGTTAATAACACAATCTCTAAAGACAACTTCAGAACAGGGAACCCCATCATATTCAGTGAAAAATATTTTATCCACAGATTCAGAATCATATAATTGTAATGTTATCCCTTCAATTCTTACATCTTTACAACCTTTAAATGAAACCTTTTTATCAGGATTATCTCCTAGAATAGCTAGCTGGGTTTGCGCCGATCCATCACCTATAATTTGAAGACCATTCATTTTTTCAAAAACTAATTCGCTAATAAAATACATACCTTTCGGAAAGAGTAACTTACCACTACCATTTAAAGAATCTATTGCTGCTTGAATAGATAAACTATCATTATTAAGATCATCACCTCTAGCACCAAAAGACGTAACGTCTACCGCTAGATTGTTAATTCTTTCTTTATGTTCATTTAATTTTATTTCCACCAAAGTTTGATTAGAATCTAATCTGTCTTTGATAGTATCGTGAGATTCTCCATTCGCGTCAACACGTGCATCAGCAACTTCGATATTACTATTACCGCCCGATTCTAGAACTAAATTTGAAATCCTTTTATCTTGTAGTTCTAACGCTTCAGTTGTAGTTTTAGTGATACCATTTACATGGTTCTCAATATCTGTGACATTTTGGTTATAGTTATTTCTAAATACCCTTTGCAACCAAGTGTCAGACATCCTTTTTAAGTTCAACAAATACATCACCACCTATAAAAAGAGAATGCTAGTAGCGCTCTCTTAGAATCTGTTACTTATTCCAGTTCACCCGAAATCATTACGTTAACTGCATTTAATTTATCTTGCTGTAAATACACAGCGTCATTTTGATTTAAAACCGAAGACAAGTGTATAAACTCTGTTTTACTAGCTGGAACAATATAATCTTTGATAACATCGACAGTATTGATTGTTAATGTGATTTTTACGTCCTCATTCTCAGTATTCGTTAAAACAATCTCTTTCATAACAGCTCTTCGTTCTGCTGGAATATTAAACACTTGTAATTTACTTGTTTGTGGTGTACCTAAATACATACGGATTGGTTGCATAATCTAATTCCTCCTAAAGTTTGTTTTTTATATAAAATTCGTTTTTTAATACTTCTCTATTAACCGCTTGTCCACGCTCGTAAAATACGAACGTACGCCTTCTTTCCTGCAATTTTATTTCGGATACGGAAATAAAAACTGCGAAGGTCGCCGTTAGGCACGCCTATATCGTGTGTGATCGTAAATTCTCCACCAGTAGAATTGTGATTTGTTTCTTTAGACGAAACTCTTTTCATTATCGTTTGACCATCTCGTTCTACAAGTGCTGCTTCTGCCTCTCCACCTTCTTCAGTAATGAGTTGAATAAGCATGTTGACGTTTTTAGTCTTGTGTTCATATGAGTAGAATTGACAGTCTTGGAGGGTATCTACAGTCGTCGTCCACCACCAACCATCCTCTTCCACGTTTATACTCCGAAAAGGTGGTTGATGACCCATAATATCGAAACCGTGTTGAATGACCCCACCGATAATCGTCGCGTAACCGTCTTCTCGTTCAACACGAACAAGACCACGATGAACATCGAGGCCTCCTGCACCAATATGGACATATGCGTTTGGATCATCAGGAGATATATACCACTCTCCAGTATGATCAGAGTAATGATTAGAATTTCTATATAGTCGTTTTAACGCTAGATTTAAATTCCCACCATCATCTATTAATTGTTTCAGTTGATTTTCCGCTATAGTAAAGCTTGCTAATATATCAGATGGCTTTTTGGTAATCTTTCCGAGTGTATAAACTTTAGGTTTGTTCTCATTCGAGAAATCTTGAATTTCTACAACTCTGATCCGAACATCCAATTCAAATGGATCGATAATACACCATACATAGTCACCTTTATTGATATATTGCCAACCTAGCTCTTCTGCTTCCACTGCAGTCAAATTAACAACAATATCGATACTGTCATTTAATTCGCGTTTAATACGATCCAATAATGAATTATGGTCCGTATATCTCTCGTCACGTACCGGCTTAGCATGCTTAATTCCGTATATATCAGCCAGTGGGCTTTTGTATTCTGCCGTGGCAACGTATGAACCATCTTCATTTTTCTTCCCAAAACCTTTGATGTAAGTGAAAAAGGAGGTTGTATCTATCTCCCTTGAAGGTTCCTTAATATTAAAAAAATACCTGAACTGTTCATCCGTATAGGTTCCAATTTCTTTTGAAACTTCTATTTTTTTACCGACTACATCGAACTCTGCTCCGAACTTTTCAAGGATAGATTTTAGTAATGCAAGCGAGTTATCATCACCGAAATTATCAACCTTTACACTCACAGGCATATCAGATGTATTAATAATGGCAGGAGTATAACCTGTCCCTTTTAATGCGAATGTCAGTAACGATCCTAAAGGGAATATCCCTGTAATCTGCTCATATATGTGATTACCATTTAAATCATCAAACACTCGATGAAACGCTTTGCAATTTGCCGCTACAGTTTCACCTAACGTTCTTTCCTTGAATCCCTTTATAATGTATTCTTCATCATCATAAATAAAATAATTTTGATTACGAATTAATTGATATGCTACTTTATTAGTTTCAGTTTTGATAACTGTTACATCTATAAAATTGTCACCATTCACTATGTCTTTTCGAGAAACCTCATAGTCTGTTAACATTTCTTCTTGCCCGGTTATAGAACGAATATAAAGGTCTATTATTTTTCTCGCCACACTTTCTATAGATAATAGAATCTAAAATCAAATTCGATTTGAAAAGCTCCTGATGTACCCGACACAATAAAGTCGTTCCATCCAGGAGCTAATCTTATTACTTTTCTATTTGTACTTGAAAACACTGTGTTTCCATTTTTAAAGACTCGGACTCGGTTGATCTCTACCGTGTCACCTGCAGCGGTAGGAATATTTAATTTAAATACGTCACCCGTTGTACGATTTGTAATCGTTAATCCATTTGTTGCACCGCGAATACGAATTACTAGCGGAAGCTTTCTTGGATCCATTTCAACATCACCCGCATTAAAAATACGAAAAGAAGTTGTTGTTGGTTTATATTGCAAATCTTCAGCAATTAACCCTTGCCCTAGTTGCCACAAGTTAGACTCAAAAGTAAAGGGATCCATTGTTGATCCAACAGATTCCCAATACGAAGAACTTGAAATAAAATCGATAGTGATTTTCCCATGTCTTTCTGAACGAGCAAATGCTAATGGGTTTTTACATTTAACCAAACGACGAAACCCGGGCATTTGATCTCGTACTATATAGAATGCTTCACGTGAGAAAAGTATCCTTTTCAATTCATCACGAAGTAATTCAAAATCAGCATTATCTCTAGCTTCTATCCTGCACTCGGCACTACCTTCCCATGCGCCATATGTACTGCCAAGGTCTAATAAACCATCACTACCATCTGCAATGCTTTCGAATTTATGATTAATATTGGAGGTAGGTAGATGCCAACGAGTCACATATAAATTGTAATCTTTCATATCAAAAACTTTTCCGTTTTTATATATGACTTTGAAGTTGTTGAGTTCTTTCCAGCTCATCATCTACTCCTCCCTTGTAAGTATAAACTTTCATTATATTGATTTCCTTGTAAGCGATTAATATGAGGATCTAATCGCATTGTCATTTCTTCCCCATCGACATACAATTTTGCTGTCACTAAAATTCTTTCTGCTATGTCAGTATTATTCGATATAGGAGCATGAGAATTAAATGCGCTACCAAAGTTCTTAGCAAATCGATTAAATACCGCATCAGCAAATGGATCCATACGACGGCCAACAAGTGGAACGGCTGCCTCTGGACCAGCTTCACCGATACCAATAATTCTAGCGGAATCAAAAAAACCACCATATTTATGCCATTCGATACTTGGCACAGATGGAGGGGTTAAACTGAAGCTACCGCTAATTCTTGGTTGTGGTATTCGTGGCAATTTCCCTAATTGTATATCTGGCAATTTTAACGAAAAATCAAAGAGTTTTTTGATTTTTTCAATCCAACCACTAGCTATACTTTTTACTCCGCTCATGGAACTATCTATTCCGCCACCATACTCTTTACCTTGACGAGATCCGATACCTTCCCAACCAGAAACGCCGTCCATTCCGCTTTTTCCACCTTGAGCAACATTCGAACCAGCAGTTTGGGCATTACCTTTCATTCCAACTAATCCCACAGAGAAAGTATTACCGCCTTTTTGCCCTGCAGGATTACCATCTATTGTATTCATACCTTCTTGCGCTGCAGCTATTACGTCTAAAGCACTACCCTTGATATAACCTCGTTTAGACATAATTCCCTCACCAAGCTCAGTACCACCTTTAGCACCTCCACCACCATCTGAAGTACTTCCTAAGATGCCTTGTACATCTGATTTGGTTTGGTTTGCAGCAGTTTGAGGTGATTTATTTGATATTAGCCCGTTTCCGAGTGTTGCTGAAATATCTGAACCGATAGGAGTAGCATCAAGTTTTGCACCATTAGCAATTAATTCTTTAATAATAGTTGCAGCAGTTTGAGCGTCGATTTGTTTACTTTGCATGCCTAATATAAGTGATTCAACAGTGAATGTACCTTCTGCTCCAAGATCCACTTTAGCATTGCTTTTGATATCCAATCCGATTAGTTGAGCTGCTTGAGTAACAGAAATAGCTCCTGCATTCATACCGTTTACAAGCGTCTGCATGTTAGCTTGCCCTTCTGCAGTAGCATCTACTTTTACGCCATTCTTAACTTGCTGTTGGAAATATTGGAATACTGTATCAAAAGATAGCGTCCCATTTTGAAGTCCTTGCATCCAAGTGCCAATTGTCATTTGGCCATAGATTCCAAGGTCGATATTAGTATCATTAGAAAGTTTTACGCCTAATGCCTGTTTAATTTCAGACGTATCTTTCCCAACCATGGCTTGAGTAAATGTTTGCATAGATGCAATACCACTTTCAGATAGATCAACTTTGTATACTTCTTTTAATTTATTTGCATTAGCTACTGCAACATCATTCGCTTGTAATTCACCACTTTTCAACTTATCAACGAATGATTGAACAGTGAATGTTCCTGCAGGTCCTAAATCAATCTTCATCTTTCCATCAATTTCTCTAGCCATTGTTTCAGCTAACATAATAGAAGACTTGGTTCCTTTAGATAATTCAGCAGTATATTGGTTTAAATTTTCAATTTTATCTCTACCGTATTGCTTTTCATAGTTAGCTAGTGCATCCTTATGAGATTTTTCAGCCTTCTCTTGTTCGCTATTAAAACGACTCATGGCTTCACCATAAGTTTCTGCCCCGAATAATAATTCTTTGTACTTTTCGTACCAAGCAGCTTTTTCTAACTCTTTCTTACGAGGATTTGCAAGTACAAGCGCTGCATCTTCAGCTTTTAAATTGTTTTCTAACGCTTTTGTGCCTTCATTACGAACGCCGATCAGATCCATAACGTGTTTTTTCTCGTATAAATCGATTGCATCTAAAGCTGCTTTACGCCCTGATGCATCAACATTACCGAGCTTAACTTCTTTTTCGAGTTGTTCACGCATTTCATCAGTTTGTTTTGTTAAAGCGTCGACACCATCTTTAAAAGTAGTCATAATATCAGTCATTTTCTTCTTACCAGCTTCTACACTCAGCATACCGCCTTTAGTTATGCTTTGAGCTAATCCGGTAAGTTGACTTGCCTTATCGTAGAACAGCTTGATATTATTATCCGCTACAGCCATTGCCTGGCGATATTGCTCTGCGAAGTCTTTTGGCATTTTAGAAACGTCACCCTGGTATTTTTGGATACCTTCCATCAGAACTTGGTTGGCAGTTCTTGCAGCCTCAATTTGCTTATTGATTGAATCTACAATTTTGTTTTTCACAGTTTCCAATGTTTTTTGGGCGCTTTCAGGTACTACACCCATCAATTGAGCAAACATTACTTCAAACTTGCCCTTTTTACCATCAAGCTCTTTAATAACTTCGTTAGTCATTTCCTGAAATGCTTGGATAGTTTTTTGTTTCGCTTGCTCGGCTTCTTCACCAGTTTTTGTTCTTAATTCCATCATGTGCAGAATCGCTTTATCCTTTAAATCTTGATAGTGCTGCGCTCCTTGCGGTACTTGAGAAAATGAACCAGATATCTTTTTTGTGCCTTCAATAATACTTGCAACCATTCCGCCAAATATCTCTGCAAATGGTTTTATGCACATCACCATAAAATCAACTACTCCTGCAAGTGCATCACCCATTTGTCGCCATACACTTACAGTTTCCTCAGAATCACCTTTTACAGAATTAAATCCTTCTGAGAAAGCAGATGTTATTGCATCCCATCCATTTGTGACTGAATCCCGAAGTTTTTCTGAAGCATCCCACATTTTCATTAATGAACCAACTATAATTACGATTGCACCAGATATAAGTGAAGCCATACCTACTATACGAAGGAATCCTAATGCCATTGGTGAAATAACCATCCATAAAGCATTAAATGCAGCCCTCATGCCCTCTGCTCTACCAATACCTATAGCCATAGGAGATAAAAGAAGAGTCATTACTGTTACTAAGTATGCGAAGTTACCTGCTGCTGCAGATATACTTGGATTCAACTCATTTAATTTAATAATAAGTTCTCCAAATGCAGTTCCAATATCTAAAATCTTCGCCGCGATTTGCCCCCAGGTCTCTACAAAAGGCTCTGCAGCTTTTCCCCATGTAGCAATAAACCTTTCCCAAGCAATTCCTAATGGTTTTAATGAGTTTTGTAATTCTTTGATTTGTGCTTCTGCAGCTTTTCGCATATCTTCTAATTCATCTTTTACAGCCACATTAGCCATATAGACTTTATGTTCCCATGCCTTTACATATTCGTTTAATTCTTTTTCAGTCATTTTGGTTAGTGTATGCACTTCACCAGCTGCCTCAGGTCCCATTTTACGCAATTCCTGCACAAAAGCTTTTGGTGCTCGATCAGCTAATTTAGATAGGTCTGTAACCCAAGTTTCCATATAAGCAGCTTGATCCTTTAAATTTTTGATAAGTTCTTTTTTATCAAAAGTTTGTCGTTCCACTTTCTTAAACATATCAGCGAAATTATATATCTGATCTAGCCTTTGCTGATACGCCTTATCATATTCTGCTTTTATTTCAGCTTGTTGCTTCCTTACATCAGCTGGACTTGGTCCAAATGAAGCCTTTGCCATAACTGCTGTAAATCCAACGAGCGCAATACCTGCTACTATAGCTAATTGTTGAGTTCTCATCAGCCCAGTATTAATTAACCGAACGCGATCCATTAGGTCTTTCATGCTAGCATTTGGACCTAGTTGTCGTAGTGCAATGTTCGCTGCAGTACCTTGACGTGCCATTCGCTCTAATCTGTCCCCAACCTGTAAAAATGCCCTGTCAATCCGTTGAATATGACTTGTATCGCCTAAGGCGTCCATCATTCTTTGAGATTGGGTTTTCATTGCGTTCATGTGATCAATAGAGCGCATGAAACTGCCTCTCATTCGCTCCATAGCAATCGCTGTTCTGTTAGCTGTATTGGCTGTATGGATCCCTAATTGTTCCAACATACTTGTATAAGCGGTACCGCCACGGGCAGCAGCTTGCATTGCTCTATCTACTTCTCGCATTTGTCGTTCAAGTTGTCTCATACCTTCATTGTAGGATGCCATATCACCAGCATCTCGCAATTGTTCTAAACGTTGTCTAGTCTCTCTGACATGTTCATTAAATCGACGCATTTGTTGTTGAGCTTCTTCGGTTGAAACACGCACTTTACCATCACGGGAGAGCCCCATAATGGCTAATTGGGTTGTTTTTGTTGTATCTCCTAGCTCTTGTATTGCTTTTGCAGCAGCTTTACCACTACTTGTAGCACTCATCATTCTATTTAATGGTACTTGAGACCTTATAGCTGCATCAGCCAATTGATCCAATGATTCAGTACCAACCATGCCCATACGCTGTATTTCAAAACGAGTACGAATCAAGTCATTCCGAAAAGGTCTAAGATGTTCCGGCAAATTTAAAATAGGCCGAGCGACACTCCTTGCCATACTTCTCATTTGATATTCCATTTGTCTTTCGGGGCTAAATCGGCTTAATCGGTTTTCCATGCGATTTATTTCTTGATCTAGTATTTCAGACGGACTAAAAGAACGCATTCCACGTTCGATGCCTTCCATCGGGTTAAAATCACGCATTCTACGTTGGGTTCTTCGACCGGAGTCTTCTATAAAATCAAAGAACTGTCGGTAGGTCCGTCTGGCTTGGCTGTCGTCTGCAGTTATATCTATTGAGGACCGTCCTGCATTTCCCATTCATTCTCCTCCTTCCCAAAAAAATAAGAAGTCTAGGCACTTTACCCAGACTTCCACCATGTTCCTTGCGTGAATTTACTATTTTCTTGTTCTATTTCTTCTTTTTGGATTTCCTCAGGTGTAGGAGGAAGAATTTCATTAAAGTTTTTGCCCTCATTAAGCAATTGATCTGCAAATAGAAGTAAGCCCTGAAATTGACCATATACAGTTTCTCTGTAATTTTGGTACTTTTGTTTTAGGGCATCATTATACTTTCTTCTTATCCAATCTGGAGTATGATCAAGTACATATTCTTCACTATAAGAATAATGTGTAGCTACAAAGCTTACTGAGGTGACGATTCCTTCGATAAATTCGGACCAGGAACTTCCTCCTCTACCTTTGGAAACCATTTGTCCATTAGTGTTTTGAAGTCCGGCAGTTCCTTGTTGAACATCTTCTTCACTAACTGACGGACTAGAGTAAAAGTTTTTCCTAAATCAGTTTTATCCGCATATTCAATTAAAACTTCCAGTGTTTCATTTGGATCGAGTTTTAACGCTTCCTCATCCGAAACGTCTAGTAAAATAGAGAGAATATGAATAATTTGTTCTTCTTTTAATGATTCTAAAACTTGTGCATATGCTTCAAACATATCTATAGTTTCGTCCATCAAAATTTCACGTGCTTGGTTATAAATACGGAATCCATCTACACCAATGAATTTCACAATACGAATAACTTTTTTCATAGAAATCTTAGGAAGCATTAGCTGCTTCCCATTTGATAGAGTAACTGAACCGATATTCTCGTCTACATCGATTGAATTTAAAATATTTTTCATGAATTTCTTCCTCCTACTGTTTTTTCAAAAATTATCGACTTTCTTCAATTTCGTAATAAACGTTTTCTGACTCTGGTACACCTTCTACTGCAAATGCTTGCAAACCTAAAGGTAATACACGTTTTTCTTTGCTGAACGTTTGTGTTTTTTCATCACCGCTAACTTTGCATTTACGGAATACAGCCATATATAAACCGCCATCTTTCTTCTGGCTGATATTTGCAATCATAATTTCTGGAATGTTGCTTACAGAGCCATAACCAATTCGTTTAGTTCCCAAACTTTTAACTGGATATACTTTTGTAGCTGCAGGATGTGCTTGTGTAATAGGCTCTTCTAAATAGAGAGAATTACCAGAGATTTTATTAATCTTTAAAACTCGGCTACCAATATTTAAATATCCACCTGCTTTGAAGTCAGCCCCTGGAGCAGCGGCAAAAGTAATTATTGTTGCATTAACTGCTAGTTCACCAGTTGTTTCAACTGCTGTTCCTAACTCTGGTGGTGTTTCTACAATAGGACCGCCGATTAAACCTAATTGACGATTTTCGATTGTATTTTCAGCCAATTGTGTATTAATTGCATGAGTCCAGTTAGTTATTTCTGTGTCAACTGGACCTTTTAATTGATCTACATCAAATTCTTCCGTCTCGAATCCACGTGAAATTTCAATTCCTTCTTTTGTTGCACCTAAGTCTTTCCACGGTCCTTTTAAGTCGTAAGGTTCGGCTGTAGTCATAACATCCGAAATATTTTCTGGAGGAGTAGTTCCAAAGGGAGCCCATACTAAACGACCAGCCCCACCAACGATATTTTTTGCAGTAACTTTATATAAACTCATTATTTAGCCACCTCTCTAAATTTCCAAGAAGGAGCAGCAAGTAATAATTCTGCTTCTTCTTTTGTAATTGTTTGATTTTTACCATTACCGATTTCTAATAATTGCCCTGGCATGATATCTAAACCAGCACGTAATCTATAAAATAAAGCCCCGTTACCTGCAACGGGACCTTCACATAAAATCTGTTGTTTTGTTGTCTTTTTTTCGGTCAATGAATTCACCTCTATGCTTCCAAGTGCTCTAAGCGCATATAGCACCATCCTTGGCATTTATTTGCTGCTTCATCAAAAGCGGGAGTGGGATTCCCCTCTCTTTCGCACCATTCAACCTGCAGCCCTGTAATGGACGCAGTATGACGTTCTAATATGTTTATGGCATTTATTAATACATTCATAGCTTCAATGTCATCTTTTTCAGAACGTGAGGTGACTTGTAATCTTGTAAAACCTCTGCCACCTGCTACTTTTACACATATTGATGGATATTTAGTATTTAACGGGAAAGTATTCCCATAGCATGTAACACCAAATATTTTTAAAAAACGTACAATATGAGGGATTGGATCTACATAATCAATCAAATTGAATCCCTCCTATTCTAGAATTAGGCGAACTTGCGTTTCAGCTACCTGCTGCATACGTGGTTCCGCCCTATCTAATGCTCTGGCCATAATGTTATATCTGTTTTCTAAATGAGAAGCGTAAGAAACATCAGAACCTATTTCCAATGTTGTTTTGGTTTCTTCTTCAGTTAGTTCATGAACAACATCTGCTTCAGTAGCATCACGCTCACCTTTACCACTTTTGTTGGTATAAGGAATATTAGTTAAATAACCGATAGAGTTAATGTAAAGAGAAGTATCAATATGATTATTCTCTTGAGTTACCTCTTTCGCTTCGTCAGCCCATACCATTCCAGCAGCTTCTACTGCTTTTTGACGAGCTTCTTTCAATTTTCCAGGTATTTGTCTAGCAAATTGGCGCGCTTGTGGATCTAACCTTACATTAATGTTAATTCCCATCTAATCACGCTCCTTTTTCATCTCTACCTCGTAATGATGGAGTCTTATCCTGCTGTATTCACGAGATATTTTCTTAACTCCATATACACCAGGTAACAAAGGATTGTTTTCTTTATCACGTATATCCTTTATCTGCAGAGTTTCTTCAATTTCTTGAGAAGCAGCTAGATACAGGATAGGTTGGATAATAGTATCAACACTGGTATCATTTTTGGTTACTCGTTTTTCTATTTGATCAAAACGACAATGAATATTTGGTATTTCCTCTTGTCCGTATATATCTCGTCCATAATCATCTTGTCCAATAACAACATTCTTCTTTATAAAGGTACATCGATGGACTAGCAAACTTTCGAATCTCATCGTTGCACCCTCGATGGTCCAGATACAGAAAAGAAATTAAATCCAGTGATTATACTCTGTGATCGTAATGAGTCCAGGATTAAATCTAATTCTTTAATACCTGTCCTATTTGCACCAAATTTCATTTCATCCGCTGTATTCCCACCTAATGCATCACGTAACGTATAAGAATAGGTACCTATTTTCTCACTTGAAGCCGTACTCAATTGCGCCTCTTTCATTTCCGGGTGGTCTTGGTACCAGAGATACTCAACAAGCAATACGGTAGCAGTAAGAAGGTCTGAGAGTGTCTGTTTATTTGTTTCATTTTCGAATGTACGTTTCACTTCTCTATGAATCCATGAAGCAGCACGGTCTATATATAACTGTATTTTTTCATCAGAAAGAGAAGAAACCTCTACAAAAGAGGTTCTTTCTTTCACATCTGCAGGAGAAGCATACATTTACTTCACCTCAACAATGAAACCATATTCAATACGTTCCAGTAACGTTTTTGATGGTGCTGCAGGTAATTCTTTTTCTTGATCTCCAGCCAAAGTAAAAGACCCTTCCGCATAGCATTCTGCATACTGTGTGTTAGGGTCTTTCAATCGGTATTTAATTTGCTCCGGAATTTCTTTTTCTGTTCGTAATTGTTGCTGTAATTCTTCTAGTTGTGGAACGGTATATTGTTCATCTAATTGTTTCGGATCTAAAGAAGAATTTTCTGCAACAATCTCTGCAATCAAATCTTTTTTTGCCATGTATAACCCTCCTTATGAGCGAGCTTGATCAAGTGTTAAGATCATACGTGCATTTGGATCAAATGGTACAAAATCAGAAGTAACAGTTGCGTATGAGCCATCTACCTGCGTTTGAACACTTCGGTCACTTTCAACAGAGAATGGTTTGTATTGGTATTCAGCCAATGCAAATCTTGTATCCACTAACATGATACGTCCATCTGGTACATCCTCCGAAATGAATGGTGTTGTATTTAATACATCTGGCATACTTCCATTCTTCAACTCGTTTAAGAAGATTAAATTACCATTTGCTTCTTTTTGAGTCGCCCATTGTTCTGCAGTCTTTAAGTTCATGACACTGCGGTTGTAAGTGAAGCCGTATTTTTGATTTGCGTATTGTGTAGCATACCAAATATCTGAGATTTTCCAATCATTCGCAGTTTTTACGCCTAATGTTGGAGCTGCATCAGTTCCATCTTTAAAGTAACCATTTAACAAACGATGAATTGCTAGTTTTTCATCAGTACGTCCAATTTGCATACCGCGTTTACGTAAATGTAAAGCGAGCATATCAAATTTCATTGATTTTGCTTCGTCAGTAATCTCAATTCCGTTACCACGTTTATATACATAGATTGTATGGTCTGTATCTAGCTTAATTGCTACAACTGGAATTGGAGCGCCTTGTCCAATAAAGCTTAAATCTAAATCGTCGTTATCTTTATTTTCAAGTGTGTAATATTGATAAGACATTTGATCCATAGGAATTACTTGGCCAACTAATTCAGAGGCGCGTCCTGCTGCAAGGTAACCTTCACGGAATCCATCCTCTAATACAGCGTTGAATAATGGTTTTGTATTATCGTTTTGGTATAATGCACGTACTTCTTGAGAACCTACATCATTTATTCCTAATGCACGAATAGCATCTTTTAACGTAACACCTTGTTCATCAAGATAAGAACGGAAAGTAGCAGAACTATTTTTACTAATTAAATCTCCTGCTTGTCCTGCAATGCGTCCATTTTTAGCAGATGCTTCTCTAATTGCAGTTGTTAAATCCGAGCCGTTCGCTAATTCAATTACTTCCCCACGACTATTTTTAATTTTATGTTTAAATTTAAGCGTCATTTTATTCCCTCCATTAAGGTAGAAGTACTTCTACTGTTTTTTTCGTGCTGTTAACTAAATAAACATATGAACCATTTGCGGCAGCTGCTTTTTTCACTCCACCATTACCATCAGCAACAATTGAATCACCAATAGCAATTGCTCCACTGCAAGGGAATTCCGCATTACGAGAATAACCATATACATGCACACCTAAAGGAGCATCTTTGGATTTAACTGTATGCTTTGCAGTCATGACAATTTCATCATCAGCAGCTGCTTTATTGGCATGATACGCTCCTGTAGTAGCAAATTTTAAAGGTGTACCTGCTTTAACAGGATTTTCTGAAGTTGCATCTTGTGCAAATACAGTGAGTGACAAACCATAACTATCTGGTACAATACCGCCTACTTTGTTAAACATTATTTGTTACCCCCTTCAAATCGCTCTGAAACAATTACATCATCTTCTGGCTCTCCACCAGGTAATGGATCTCCATATGTTTGACGACCACCATTAAAACGTTCTTTAGCCATAGCTTCATAAGTGTCAACTTCTTCTTTAACGAAGTCTAAATCAGCAGCGCGAACTAACATTTGACGATATTTTTCAGCGTCGAATTTGTCACCTTGTGCTCTTGTACGTGCTTCAACTGCTTTATTAATCATATCTGCAGCATAAGTACGTCCTTGCTCCGCTTCTACCTTTAATTGTTTAACGCCATCTACGGTAGCATTATCACCAAGCTCATTACGAAGAGCAATATCATCTGGCTGGCGGAAAGTTTCTCCTTCTTCACCAAGTAATTTATAAATTTCTCGTTTCTCAACTTTGTTTTCTCTGATAGCTTCAGTAATTTGTTGTAATAACCCCACACTACGTGCCCCCTTTGAATTTTTAGACATAAAAAATGAACGCTTATTATTATCCAAGCGAACTTGGAACTGGCGTTCTAGTCTTTCGATATTTTGTTGTGAAAGTTGTCCTTGCTGCATATATTCACGAGCTTTATCAATATAAGCCCCTGGTGTTGCTCCTTTATATACAGTGGATACTTCCCTTAAATGAGCATCTACAATCCAAGAAAATGACATGCGCCCATTTTCATCTTCTAAACCTGGAATATGAGGACATTCCCAGTCCCATAAATCACGGCCACATGATCCGCAGCGGTATGACATTTTATCTCCACCAAATCCAACTGACATATCTCGAATAATGCCAGCTTTCATTGCTTTAATAGTGTCATCCGTATTCTCGCCATTTAAAGTAAGTCCTCGCATAATATACCAGTGACCTCTAACGGCATTAAAACTATTTGCATCATCTGCAGCAGGAACAAGAGTACCATCGTAACTACGACCATATGGTATTAAAGAAATATCATGGCCATTAAGTAATGAAACGCCTGTTTTTAAGTCTTCTGCATAATTTCGTAATGTTGTAGTTGGATCCATTCTTGTGAAATATGAATCTAATCTGTCATTGGAGCAGTTACCACTAAACGTAAATATGTCTTCCATAGTAACAGGCTCAATTGTATGCCTATTAATAAGTTCTAAATCAACATCTTGGTTCTGCTCTAAACTTAATCGTACCGGCAAGTGTAATACTTGTGCTGCTTCACTCATAAATCATTCACCTCCCTTCGAATGTAAACTTTTCTAAATTAGTTTACATTCGATTTGTTGATTTTATTACATTTCTGTAAAAAGAAGTATTATTTCATAAAAACCAAATAAAAGTATACATTCAAATTCTGTATTTTATTGAATTTGTATTATGTGTTCATTTTATCTTCTTCACCTTGCAATATTCGCTTATACCAACAACGGCAACAAATTAAATTACTTACAGTTGCTCCTTGAGAATCATCACCAGGGAACATTAACTTTTCTAGGTTACCTTGTCCATTCGCCACTTCAAAGGGCTTATCAAATGGCTGTATTTGCCCATTAGCATCATAATGACCAGGACGCGTTCTGTCTGGTTGTCGAGCAGAGCGCCATTCCTTACCAATTACCATTCCACTTTGTTCATCTGAGTGAAACTGTCCTGCACGAGAAGCGTTTATTACCTCTGTACGTGCAATTGTAGTTGCCCTGGTATGGCTGAATTCAAAGGAATCTTGCAGTGCATCAGAAAACTTCTGTATTGTATAATCCCCTTCTGTTGCTACATCCCAAAGAGTCATAATAACCGCTTCATCTGTGGTACCTTGTATAAGTTCTGCGCTTTTATACGCACGATTTGCAAGCCACCGGAGCAGCTTTTCATCTTTAAAATTAAAGTTAATCTCTGGATCAATCTCAAATAAGTTCTCTTCACCTGCTACTAATCCAGCTTTTTCGGACCATTTATACGCTAATTCGTCCCATTCTTCTATTTCTTGGGTAGAGTCACCAAGAATATGCTTACGAACCCATTCAATAAAAGCTATAATAGGTTCTAAAATTCGTTCTTCTTTTGGCATACGATGTATATCTACCATCATACGAGTGGGAACTTCTGGCGCTTCTTCTAGCCTATCAATATATCTTTCTAACTGTTTCTGTAATAAATCATACATTTCATCACGTGCTTTAGTTGTGATTTTTGCAATCTCAGAAGACCAAGGTAAATCTATTTCTTTTACATACTCATCTTCCTCAGTATCAGCACGCATTTTACTTTCTTTTTTCATCTGCCTTCGCTTACTTCTTTCAACTGCAGGTGGAGCAGAAGGCGCTTGCGGTTCTGCTACTGCATCATGTCCAACCATATGCTGTGCTGCTTCGTTGTTATCAATCCAACCAGCCATTACTTGTGCTTGCTTAGTCATTGTTTCAATATTTTCGGCATTTGCTTCTTTTTCGCGATCATTTACGCGTATAGAATTAAAGGTAAGCCTTGCTTTGGATTGTTTGCCATGCACCTGCAGAGCTACATTATAGGCACGCTCTAATAAACGCTTAATACCACGCTGCATATTTTCAATACCTGCTACATAGATTTGCCATTGAATCGTACCATGCGTTTCTGTAGTTCCCTCATTTCTACCTAATAAAATAGGCAACTGCTTCAATGCAGTGGTTACACGTTGGTTAATTACATCGATAACTTTTGTAATATCCATGGATTTACCTTGTATACCACCAGTCATTTCCACCGTAACGCTATCAGTATGAAAGAAATCATCATCCGGTTTTAATTCACTCATCATCTTTTGTACTTCAGCTATATAATTTGTTACGTATTGTTGTACCGCTTCTGCATCACCTTGAATATGTGGCGGTATATTTTTCATAATAGCTTCTTCTACTACTGAAATATCAAAACGTGCATGTCCTTGATGATGCACAACCTTCTGTAAATCTCGTAATACTTGCACTTGAAAGAAGATGATTTGTAGTATAGGCAGTATAGGAGAGCGACCGTATGGGTCATTTACATCTGGGTCAAGCGGGAAGTAAAATACTTGCTCTTGATTCAATACTTTGTATTCTCCGTTATCCTGCTTCTGTACCAGTTCTAGTTGTTTCTCATCCTTATTGAATCGGAAATCCAATGTAGAAGGATCTATTGCATGAAAATCAACTACATCATCTATACCTTCTGTTAATTCAACCTCTAATGCGATAGCACCCTGAGTAATAGCAGTAAGGAATAATACACCTATCAGCTGATCTGTACCGCCTCCATACATTTTCCCTACTCGTTTGGCAATATCATTAAGGAGTTCTTGTGCTTGTTTATCAGGTTTACCAGTAGGTTTTAAACATTCTAATTCATGGCCACTATTACCTAATCGAATGAAGTTCCATATCGCCATGCTTGCATCTGGGTCAATATCACGTATCATACGAAGACTTTCCATAATATCTTTTGTACGATACTCAGAGCGTTTTATTGGACCGTCATACCACATAAATTGACGTTCCCATTTATTTTGCGTTTGCTTACCACCCTGTAATCCTTTAAAAGAAGAACGAACAGCTGCAGAAACATTTGATCTTAATTCATCATTCTTTCTGTTTTTCTTACTCGAGAACCAATCCCGGATACCTATAGTAATCACCCCCTCTTAATTCCTGCTATTACAGGAGAAACAACGTAGTTCATTTCCTGTGGTATATTCCATCTGTTTAATGCTTGTGACGCTCCATCAACCTGGTCATCATTTTTACCGGATGGGAACACAATAAACTCTTCAATAAAATCATGTATCCATGGCGCGATAGATGGATCTGGTAAATATACATTCCCTGCTTCAAATTGAGGTGCTGCAGCTTGTGCCCTTGCTATTTTTCCGCCCTCTGGATTTACACCTATAATGCCAGGTATTTCCCTTTGTAACGTTTGTATAACAGCAGAACCGTTTGCCTTATCTTCTATTAACTTAACACCTGCACGCGGCCACTTTGCTGTTAATGATCTTATTGCACGTAATGTAGCAGGAAAGTCCATCCTGTCTCTTACCTGGTCCAATAAATACTTATCAGCACCTCGTTTCCCCCACACTTGTCCAACAACAAAGTCACTTGATTCTGTATCTTTAAAAGTACAATCCCATGACTGCATTTGTTCACTTATATCAGAGGGAATTACTGTATAAAACTTAACAAACCATGGTCGTTTAAAGATTGCACCTTCTCCTGGGCTTGGTCTTTGTTGAAATAGTGAGGACCATGTACGAGTCCCAACTTCAATCTTCTTATTCTTTGCCCATTCTGCATCATACCCAAGTTCTGGACATAAAGGTTCGCCGATTTTACGACCAAGTAGATCGTCTTCATCTTCTGCAATAGCAGGTAAACGAAGTCTAATCCAATCGTGAGGGCTTCTCTCTAATAAACGACCAATAATATCGTCTTCATGCCACCGCGTCATAATAACGATAACAGAAGCCCCTTTATGCAGACGTGTAGAAAGTGTAGATTCCCACTCGTCCCATACCTTCTCACGAATAGTAGGAGAGTTCGCCTCTTCTGCATTTTTAAACGGGTCATCTATAATAAGTAAATCTGCACCTTGTCCGGTAATAGAACCGCCAATACCAGTTGCAATCATTCCGCCTTTATGATCTTGTAGTGACCAGTCATTTTTTGCTGCATTATCATCTGATAATCTATACCCAAACAATTCTTGACCAAAGTTTTCTATCTTTTGTTTGTTCAAACGTCCGAACTTACGAGCAAGATTATCTGAATACGAAGCAGCAATTACACGTTTTTCTGGATTTTTACCAATAAAAAAAGACGGGAATGATTCCGTCGTAGTCATTGATTTACCGTGCCGTGGTGGCATCTCAATCAATACATATAATTGCTCCCCATCTGCAATACGCTGCAGTGTGTCACATATTAATCTGGTATGCCTAAAATGTCGATAATTACCAAAATGAACATATTCCACATACTCAGCAAATGAACGACGGGCAAGTTCTTTTCTAACATCATCCAGAGTCGGTAGATTTTTTAAGGAGTTTTTCAACTTGTTTCAGCTCCTCCACCGATAATTTTGTTAAATCTGCTTTTTGTTCTATTGTTTGCTTCATTTCACCGCTATGATCAAATTCTTTACGGTCACGCCATATATCCGGCTTTCTATTTTTCAACCAAAAGATAAGTGCAGTTGTATCTGGTGGTACCTGCCTCTTAACACGCTTCGCTTCAACGCTTTCAAATACACCTTCTTCAACTTCTTGACGTAATACAGTTACTTCTTCATATGTGTATCCGAGCGCACGTTTTAAAAGCGCGTTTTCAACCTCACGATCAACTACCTCTTTACCTCTTGCTAACGCTCTTGTAATTAGTGGGTGTTTATTTTTCCAGTTACTAAGGGTTGCACGACTTATACCAATGTTCTTTGCAATTTGTTCATCTACAAGACCATCACGTGCCCAACCTTCAATTTTTAGTAACCCTTCTTTTGTCAGCCATGCTTGCACTTTCCCTTTGGCCATAACCACCACCTCACGATAATCTCTTAATAAAATAAAAAAGCAGCATGTTTGCTACTTTAATTGTTTAGTATTTGCCTCATATTCTTTTATGTAACGGTATAAAGTCGCCCTAGCTACATCAAACATTTCACAAACTTCTTTTTTAGTTTTTCCAGAAGATAGCATTTCCATCATACCCTCAATTTGTTGTGGAGTATGCGCCTTTTTTCTGCCACCTTCTCTTCCTCTAGCCTTTGCTGCAGCAACACCACTAACAACACGCTCATTAATTACTGCCCGTTCCATTTCAGCCACAGCACCGAATATATGAAATAAAAATTGTCCCATTGTTGTAGATGTATCAATACCATCTTTAATAGATACAAAATTTATTCCTTTTTCATTAAATTCCTGCAATAAATTAGCTAATTGGTGCATGGTTCTGCCTAATCTGTCTAACTTGTAAACAACTAACTTGTCACCTTTACGTAATTTACTAAGAAGCAGCTGTAATTCTTTTCTGTCTTTCTTAGTACCACTTTCTTTTTCTGTTACAATTTCTTCGCATCCATAACGCTTCAATTCATCTAATTGCATATCTAAACTTTGTTTTTTTGTTGAAACCCTAGCATATCCGAATATCATGCACCATCATCCTTTTATATTTGATGGTTATATTGTATCAATTCCCTGTCTCAAATTCAATTGTTTTCGAGACATGGTTTTGAGAATTTATTTCGCTGATTTAATAGGGTTTAAAACCAAAGTATTCCATGTACCATAATCAAATGTTTTTGAGACACTATTTTTCATTTAAATGTTGCTGTATCCCTGCCAATGAAGTTTTAATAAATATTTTCTCTCCTTCACCAACTTGAGATAATAAATTATTAATTACTTTTTCATCTGTATTAGCTAATAGGTAAATCGCAACAGTTGTAATACCATTGACATATGTAGTCGCATCTTGACTCGTACCATTCATCGCCATAGTAAACGTAACATTATCGTTCATGATTCCGCTCCTATCTATATTTCATTATTCGCCCATGAGATTACTTTTCTGACACGATCAATATTCCCCATAGACCATTCTGTTTGATTGGTTAAGATTATCTCCTGAATCCTTCAATCCACAATCCGATACAAACGATAGCCCAACAGATGGAATCTTTAAGTTTATCAAACATTTCCTGACCCTCTCCTTTTTAGGTGTCCAATTTGTCTAATTGTGTAATTTCTATACAACAAAGAAAAAGCACCTCTTCAGATGCTACAGTTCACTTTTTAAATAAGAAACCGCCACTACTAAGTGACGGCTCCTTTACGGCTTATAAAAAATATTAAAGGGGATGGGAGAAATTCACGTTCGAACATAGGGGATATGTCTAAGTGAATCGAATGTCAAGATCACTCTTAACATTCTCTCAGCCACTGCATTTTCGTATTATTAGCTACGCGCTTTACGTTCAGTGACTGAGAGAAGACTAAGAATAGTCCTCCCTCTGAATAGGCAAGGTCAATACTTCGGCTGCTGTATGGCCTTCGCTGACCGATATCGAATTATAAAGGATTTATATCAAGACGCTTGCACTTCTTCCGACGCCTTTTAAATAGGTGGTGCATTCATTTCAATTCTTACTACATGATAATCACCCCATTTATTAAATTATTTGTAATAATGAGATTCTCAACATCCCACCGTACATTGTGTATTGAAAAAAATCGTTCCTATAGAATCTATTTACAGTAAACACGGGGTCACCTAAAACAGATACCATCGGAATAGGTCTCGGTAACCTTTCATATATAGGGGGCATTTGTACCACAAATTTCGACAATTTTCACATAAAAAAATTAAAACATGCAGAAGAGACTTTCGTTTATTCTTTTTCCAATCTTTTTATCAGCTCTTTCTAAATGATTTTGAACAGTAGTTTTTTTTATCTTTAAATAATTGGATATCTTTTCCATTGTGAAACCATGTCCTCTAGACATTACATATATTTCCTTTTCCCTATCCGTTAATGTCGATAACGCATCCTCTAACTGTATACGGTCCCATTCAGAGATAACACTTTCTTTTGCTGCTGTATCCCATTCATATACTGGCATTACAGTACTACGCACATATCTTTGCATTAATAATGGATCACATGGTTTCTCGCGTTCATAAGCTGCTCTACGTTCAATCCCTCTTGTTTTTCCTGGCTGTTTAGCGGTACGCATCCATTCCAGAGCATAATTAATATCACTAATCATTCCATTGATAATACTTATATCCTTCTCTGTCGCACCTATCTTAGATTTTTCTAATCCTTTTCTTGTCTCTATATACTGCTGCATTAATTTTTTCATCAGCCAGGTTCCTCCTTTTATATAAAAAGAGGACGCTGAATTATATATAGGAAAAGTTACTTTCCTACACATAATCAACGTCCTCTGAATGTGGACTATTACTTATATTATTTATATTTATTTTTTTAATACGGTATGTGAAATTTTAAATTAAATCTCTTTTTTTCAACTGTTCCGCTACTCTTTTTCCATCTGCCATACCAAAGAATTTAGCTATAGATGTATATGTCATTCCGTCTTCTCTCATAGCCGCAGCTTTCACACAAATTCTATCCCACTCTTCTTTAGTCTTTCTTATTCGTTTCTGCGCTTCTTCCTTACCACCTAATAACACACCTAGTTCAATTATTTGTTTTCCTATAGGGGTACAGACCGCAAAACGGAAAAAAACCACGTTAAGCAAATTTCAACATAAAAACGAGTACTTTTAACAGCGTTAAGGAAAACTTTAGTTACCAAAAACCATAATTTTTGTAATTTATTCAATCTTGGTTAAGGTTCTTGATAGCAAAGAGGTAGTCTTTTACCAAAAGTAATTACCAAAATGATTGCCATAAACCTTTTCCAAAAGTATACGTTACACTTTTCAGCATAGATGTTTCTTTCTCCCCTTGTATTGTCCTTAAATCAGGGGAACATTAACCGAAAAATTCTTAACGTGGTTTTTTTCCGAAATGCTGGCGGTACCCCCTATAGCACAATTAAAACGACAATGATCTAATTGCTGATATCGGTATTCACAGTTTTTACAATGTTGTTCCTGCAAGTTTAGAATTTTGATACGTGCATCTTTAGCATTCATATCTTCACCCTCTATTAATTTAACTAATACTTGGCCATTCTAATTTATCTACATGCAATAAGTAATCAACCGGAGCACGATTTGTTTGTTCTACTACATATGCACGTTCCTCAAATTCTTTTCTTGGAATAGATTTACGGCCACCATCGTATAGCATGGCTTCATAATATTCTGCTACTAATGAAATCGGAACGAAATAAATAACATGATTTGTTCTAAATTCTATTAAGAAGAAACATATCGCCCCATGTTCTAATGTATCTTTTAAATAATCGATTTGATGTCTACTTATTTTATCTAGTGGAAAATTAGTAGTTTCTTTTGTAGACTTGGCTTCAAAGTATACTGCTCTCCCCTTATATACACCGTCGTAGTCCACTGTGGATTTACTGCTCCAAGCACTTTTAAGAATATTGCCTTTCTTATCCGTTTTTATAACTTTTATTGGAGTAGGACGTTTATTAAATACTCCTATATTCGCTGCCTTATACATTCGACACGTATTGTTTAACAGCAATTCAAATGCCATTCCTCTATTTCCGTAACCCATGTTATTTCCTCTCTTTCTATTAAATAACTCCACGTTTTTTAAATATATTTAGCCATGCTGCATCTACTCTCTGTTTCTCAAATTGTTTAGCGCGACGATTAATATATTTTTTGATTTTTCTTTTCTTTAAACGTTTCATTCCCCTAACCTCACTTATTTCTAAAAGGATTATTTATTCAGACTCTCCATATCAACATCTATAAATGTATTTTCAGAGAACCAACTAAGTTTATAATCACTTCCTTCTATGGACATATCCCCAATTTTTTCTTTATATATTCTCTTTGAAATAATTCCATCTTCACCACGTTTATAAATAAAATTAATCTGATTAAATGGTTCTAATTGGTCTTTTTCTTTCTTCACTAACTGAAGCCAATTTGTTTTCATACGATCCAATGCTTCGAAACCTGTATATGTTTTTAGATATTCTGTTTTACCATCTTGAATTATTGCGATATCTGTTCCTGATTCTCCGCACTCTTTACATATCCATCTAACTTGTGGTGGATATGTAAACAACATTTTATTTTCATACACTTTTTGGTGTTTACATAACTTATTCATTACAATCTACCTTTCTATTCAAAGGATTATTTTATTAAGTTTTAGATACTTTCGTTGATTTTATCGATAAGTTCATTCAACTCGGATTCTGTTTCTATATCTGCTGTATTATCAGCAATTTCTTGTAGTTTTGTAGATAATGCTAATAAAAAACTTTTAGAAGCCATCATTATTCTTTACCTCCATTCCAATCCCAACTACAACTTCACTTAACATATCCGCTAAATTATGAGCTTCTTCCATGTTTGACGTATGGAACCTAATTACTCTACCATCAGGGAAATTCATTGAAGCTCCTTGAGATTTTTCTGATCCGAACGTACTGCAATAAACTCCTGTCTTACACCACAAACACTTATTTTTATCAATATGACATGTACATGCACTACTCATTTTCTTTTCCTCCCTTGAATAAAACTCAATATTCCGTCAATAATATGGATAGGCGATAGCCAGAACCCATTTAATGAAGTCCCTAGCCTTTCTCCCAGTTCCCCCTTGGAGATAAGCAGTTAGCTTTTGCTAGCTGCTCTTTTATTCCTGATCTTTTTCATAACACCCTCTACACTGAAATATCCGTTCTTCACTTTTATCTGGTGAGTATAGGAAAGCCGTTTCCCCACACAAACACCATTTCCACTCATGATCATCTCGCAACTGTAATACCTTGTTCCCTCTTCTAAAGAAACCTAAATTACCTTTAATCAATTTAATCCGCTCCTTAGTATGTTTACACTAAGTATCGTTGTTTCGACTATTCCTTATACAAAATGAAATTTTTATTATGAAACTTTGATCATACGCCCGTATCTTCTAAGGAAATTTAATACAGTTTGCATTTCTTCAGCTGTACGACTTACCAAACAATCAACTGCTGCACCTTCTGGTATTCCATAAACCTCCACTAATTCTTTAACAAATGCAATATCCTCTTCACAATAAGCATCTTCCGGTAAATATGTTTTTTCTTTCATTATTCATTCTCCTTTTCTAGTAAAATAGCGTTTTTGTTTAGTTTTATTTATCCCAACCTTGATACTTTCTGAATAATTCAGCCATTGTCATATTGTTGTATTTTGCTAAGTCTTTAGCTAACGCACAAACATTTTTGAAAGAAGAACAACCTTTCTCCATTTCAAGGTATTCTAGTAAATGAATGTATTCATTAAAATAAGGTTTTTCCTCTTGATCATCTTCTACTGGTTCAGCCCAGCAATGTAAATCTTTATTATTAACCAGCAAGATATCATTTGGTTTACCTTGATTACTTCCCTCACACCAACGCCAACCGCCGCTTTCCCAATGACCATCATCCGTATCTCTTTTGCTTGCATCATCACTCAGTATCTTAAAATCCTCATCCGAAACTTCATACACTTGATACGATGTAGTTTCATCACCATATGTTCTTGTAGCATTAACCCCTAATCTTTTTAAATCTTCAGTTATGTTCCCTTGTACTAATATTTCTTCCATGTTAATTTCCTTAGTTAATTTGACAGTTCCGATTTTTTTATAAGGTTGTACTGTGTAACCTTTTTTTTGTAGACTTTTCAATACTTCTTGCATATCCTTCCAAGCTGCTGTACCTTGTCCAAATTTAATAGTAATTGTATTCATTTTTCATTCTCCTTTTCAAATAACGATTTTGTGATTTATTTGCTATTTTTCTTTCGATATTCACGCTCTTGCTTTGCAAAAAATTCTTTAACTGCATTTTCCCAATACGTACACATCACTCTTCACTCCATTCCCAAATAAGGATTTTGTCTTAATTTCCAGTTATCTTATCGAACAACTTAAGAGCAAGTCCCATCGGAATAAATATGAATGTACAAACCATCATCCCTAAAAGGAAATACCAGATGTTCTCATAATTTTTTCTTTTATAAAAATCACGCACACGTAACCCGATCATTTTTCATCGCCATCCCAAACTTCTTCCCAACTTGCGACTCTCCCCCTTGTATAAGACCAAACACCATTCTTCTGTATTGTCTCCACTTCAATCTCTACCGGCACATATTCAGATCCATCTAATTCTGTACTAATAAAGTTTTCTGCTAATTCTTCTGTTGGTAAAAAGCAACTTTCATTTAATTCGAGCGTATCCTCTTCTTTTGCAAAATCATAAAACACTTCTTCTTGATATTGATAAGCGATTGCCCAAAATTTCATCTCTCATTCTCCTTTAAATAGATTTTGATAAACTTCTTTGTATTTACGTTTTATAAAATCAACTTGTTTCCACGTTCTAACGTTCCAAAATCGACCCTTCATATAATTCAAGCAAACATGATCTATATCATCCGGAGGACCAGGGAAGTAAGTGGAAGCTTGTCTGCCCCCGCTCGTTATATAAACCATCGATACTCCGCCATTTTCATCTTTCGTCATTTCAAATGTTGGCTTCATTGCTATTCCCCTTTTTCACAAGATAACTATTTTGTTTAATTCTGATTTTCCAACTGTTCTTTTGCCCACTCCAATGCATCTGATAGTACATCGTAAAGGACATTTCCTGATGTCTCAAATACACACTCAAATTCAGGACAAGGTTGAACATCGTAATCATTCGGACAAACATCTAAATCAAACAGTTGGATACACCAATTTTCATCCACCGAATAAATATTTATTTGATGTAACTCCCGAAGCCCTTTAAGTAACTCTTCCATCCCTAAATCCCCTTTTCGTTTAGTTTTTATCGTACTCTCCAACTAACTTATCAAATTCTTCTTTAGTTAAAAGGTCCTCGCATTCACAATCCCATCGTAAGCATAATGGACACTCTTTCATCTTTCATTCTCCCTTTTCTATTCAAATAACGCTTTTGTTTAGTTTTCTTTATATTCAAGTTTACTAGCATCAATTATTTCAACTTTTTCGATTAAACCGAACGTAGGATACTCTTTTAGTTCTTTTAACCATTCTGTTGTTACTTTATTAATTTGTTCTTGAAGCTTTTCGCCAGCTTCCTTTGGTATACCTGAAAGCCATGATTCTGACGCTTCTCCACACTCACTAGCGGCTCTTTCATATAATTCATCCAATATCCAATCCGCATCGATTTGTGGCACATGCTGTACAAATTGTCCGAGCTGGAATTCTTTTTCGACCGATGAACTATCTTCAAGCATTCTATCCGTCCACTCTTCTAAAGCTGCTTGAATAGCTTCTTCCTTAGTTTCATATTTATCGCTTGTCCACATGTCATTATTGCTATCAAGGTTGTACATCCATTTCATATCTCTCATTCCCCTTTTCTTATAAAATTCAAATTTGATTGTTTTCTTAATGCCCTCCTTCCAATATTGCTGTAAAATCTATTATTGGAAGGAGGTGGAATATATGATAATTATCAATATGCTTGATGGTGAAAAAATTGAAATCCATAAAGATACTATCTTAGTTGGAATCGATAATGCTCCACGTACCGATAAACCCAATGAACGATTATTTTATCTTCAGCAAATGTACATAGGTAATTTGCAAGGTGATTTCGAAAAAGAAGGCTCTGCGATCGCTACCTCAGACGAAAGATTAGGAATTGGCGGATTCCTTCTTTCTCATGATATGTTTTCAATTGGTGATGGCATTGATGCAACTTTATACCTTACATCAGCTGTTAAATCTATCAGCGTAGTCTAATATTGTGCCAGCGTGCTAGCTTATGGGCTAGTACGCTATTTTCTTTTTCTAATCCCTTCAATAAATCAATGCATTTATTATTGAATTCATTTCTTGCCTGTACCTCATCTTCTGGTACAAGTACAGATACAGAGCCTTCAGACTCATTTTTATATTGAACATTGGAATATACGTTTCTATAGTAATCGTTCAGTTGTGGGACTTGACCATCTAATGTTTTCGCTCGAAATACTTCAATCATTTTCGTTTTTTCCATTTCTCATCATCCTTTATTTAGAAATTCAAATTTGGTCTTACTTTACTCCCGTCGATCCATATCCGTTTGTCCCACGCTCACTATCCGATAGCTCGTCCACTTCTTCAAAATGAGCTGTTACTACTGGTGCTATGACGCCTTGAGCAATTCTGTCACCCTTACTAATTTTAATTACTTCATATTTAGTCGCTTTCGTAACATTGAAGTCGTTATCTCCAGCAAACGCTCCCATTAACAACCTTGGTTGAGATGTGTATTCGATAATTGAAACATTATCTGCAATCACGCCAACTTCTCCTCTATATCCACTATCGATAGTCCCTAAAACTACTCGCAATTTTGTTTTACGTGACATTCCGCTACGTGGTCTTATTTGCATTTCATATCCTGGTGGAATTTCGAACGCAAGACCTGTAGGTATTACCTTTGTTTCACCCGGCTTAATAATTACATCCTCTGCTGCTACTAGATCGAAGCCTGCGTCACCAGGCTTCGCATATTTAGGAATCTCCACTGATTCATTTAAACGTTTAATTTTTACACTTAACTTCATTCCGTCCCTCTCCATCCTTCATTAGATTAACTGCGTTTTCCGTTCATCCATACGAGTTACTTTTCCGCTTTTATATACAAATGATTGCTCACCATGACCAGTTGTTGGTGGTTCAATCGGATGAATCTTTCCATCTTTCACAACGTAAATCATGTTTCCTACTAAAGAAATTTCAGCCTTCATTTCCGTAACGTTTTCTTTGATAATTGCCACCGAAACCACTCCCAAATGTGTTATAATTACTTTGTCGGAGTAAGTTGAGAGTAATCTCAGCTTTTTTATTTGTCTATAAATATTGCAAAACATTTTCTGGAACAAATGATTGTTCCAATGATAGATGGAGCCGAATTGGAATCGGCTCTTTTTCATCCCTTGCCCGCTTACAAATTTCTTCAGCTTCTTCCCATACAAAATTCTTGTCCTCCACTCGTTTGTAGCGCCAAATCCCAATTGCGTAATCTTCAAATAACTCATAACGCTCATCAGGTGCTGTCGTCGGTTTTAATTCATCAATCGCTTTTGCTTGACGTGGTATTTGTACAACCACATCTGCATACCGTAGTTTGGAATTCAAACGATAGATTGTTGCTTTTTTTGAATCAAATGAAACAACAGGCTCAACATCAAAAATTGTTAATTGCTTCCGCATGTTCCTCACTCTTTTCTTTTCTCATCATTACTACATAACAAGTATTAGCATTCGTCTGTGTAAAGCTATAATTAGCTGGACTAATCTTTCCGTTCGTTCGTTTATGAACGAATTCCTTTTGTCTTTGTACCAGTGACCTAATCGGATGTACACACGAATATCCTCGTTTTTCTAACTCTTGAACTGCCCGTAAAATATCCCTAAATTTTTTACGTTTAAGATGAACTGTATCACCATTACGCCAATCTCTCGTTAGAATCATGTTGCTTGCCCTCCAATACTTGAAGGCTTGCAATTAATATGTTCTCTAGCTGCGTTAACGTTAGCTGATCTAATGTTTGCCCATTAATTTCAGTTAATCCTAGCCCTAATAATTTACGTATAATTACTAGTTTTCTGCTTTCTACTTCCTGACGTAACAGCATTACTAAGCCCCCTGTTTCTCACTAAATCTACGTTCTAAATTAACAAACTTTCCATATTCCTTAACAAAGGCTAATTCTATACTTCCTACCGGACCGTTCCTTTGTTTTCCAATAATAATTTCAATTGTATTCTTATTCTCTGTTTCTCTATCGTAATAATCTTCGCGATATAAGAATGCAACTACATCAGCATCTTGCTCTATTTGACCACTTTCTCGTAAATCTGACATCATAGGACGTTTATCCTGCCTTTGCTCCACACCACGACTTAACTGCGATAAAGCAACTACTACTACATCTAATTCCCTAGCCATTGCCTTCAGCATACGGCTAATTTCTGAAATTTCCGCTTGTCGATTTCCTTTATGAATTGCATTACCTTGTATTAGTTGTAAATAATCGATAATAACCATAATTCGTCTTCCAGGATGATCATCACGCAACCTTTTTAATTTTGACCATATGAAATTCACAGTGATTCCAGAATCATCAAAGATTCGTAGGTTTTTACTATTTAGCACCGCCATTGCTTGCGGTAATCTACTCCACTCCTGAGCGGTCAATTCAGCGGTCCTCATTCGAGATCCATCGATATTCCCATTAATACTGAGCATTCTTTTCAATAATTGTTCTTTACCCATTTCGAGTGAGAATATCGCTACAATATCGCCTTCTCCACCTTCACCAGCTGCATTATTAGCGACATTTAAACAAAATGCGGTTTTACCGACTGAAGGACGAGCCGCTACAATAACTAAATCTTGTTTTTGCAATCCTGCTGTCATCCTATTCAATTCTGAAAATCCTGTATCCATCCCTACAAGACCTTTTACTGGATTTTCAAGTTCTTCAAAAACTTTCATCAGTCCATCTTCAATACGTCCATCGCTATTTTTATCCTCGCGACTTAAATTCATGAGTGCTGCCATTTGGGTTTGTATAGCAAGCTCCGTATCATCTTCGCTATGAATTGCTTGTTTCAATGCTTCTGCTGTTTTTATTGCTTCACGATCACGCCACTTACTCCACACAATTTTTTCATAATATTTAAGATTAGAAGAACCAGGTGTTGTTTCTGCTAGTTGTGCCAAGTAACCTATGCCACCGACACTATCGATAAGCCCCTTCTCTGCTAATCTAGCTGTTAAGGTGACAAAATCTATTGGCTCGTTTTCATTATCAATTTCGAGCATTGTACGAAATATATGAATATGTTGTGGTCGATATAATTGATTAGGTTGTAAATTAACTTCTTTTAACTTTCCTGGCTCTAAAATTATTCCACCAAGTAATCCTTGCTCTGCTTGGTTACTATAAAGCCCTTCAAAATCTATCGTTTGAGTCATTCATTTCCCCTCCTTATACCTAAAAGCTTCGCTATCTCTTTTAAGTGTTTTGCTTTTGCCTCTGGTGTTGCAATATCTTCGCTTTCTTCATCCCATTGTTTGAATAACTGTTTCGTTTCATTCAATGTTGGCCCACTATGTTTCTCCTCATACAGCAACTCAGCGGGCTTAGGTGGAAACTTATTTGTTTTACAATGCACTTTTAATTTTTCGAAAGTCTCGGTATAAGAAACGTCTTTCATTAAATCAATCCATACCTTTACTAGGTCATCCGAAAGTTCAAAGTGTGGGTAAACTGCAACGATGTATCTTAAAAGACCAACAACTTCTTTCTTTTCCACTTCGTATCCCCCTATTCGTATTTAGCAAGTAGTTCAGCGTTTTTCGATTGCCGTTTCCCCTGTTTCTTTTGTCGCCCTTGAATCAACGATAGAGGTCTATTACTTACTTTTTGAGCATTCCATCTTTCATAAATGTAACGAGCACAGTACTTAAACGAATTAATCCGATCCATAGTATGTTTAGGTCTGTAGTTTTTGAAGCATTCTTCTAGGTAGAATAGGATATCTTTTACAGGAACCTCATATTGTAAAAGTTCACTGATAGTTTGATAATCATCTGGTCCTGGAAAACCTCGTCCTTTTAATTGCATATATCTATCTGCAATTATGTTTACTTGATTTTGATTTTTTTCATCAAGAGAATTAGATGCGTTTTGTTCCTCAGCAACAACAACAACATTATTCTTTACATTCTTGTTTGTGGAACCGTGTTGGAACTCTGTTGGAACGGTTGTGGAACTGTCTTGGAACTCACTCCACTTAGTAACAGTAATGACGCTATATTTAGTCGTTGAGTTGATGGAACAAAAGTTAGCCGTTTCGAATAGTTTTATCCATTTCCAAAGACCTCTTGGAGTTATGCGATCATCCTTCTTCATACCCTTGTTAAACTCTTCGGCAAGTGAATCACGACCTGTTACAAATTGCCCCGCTTCTAATTTAACAAGCTTATTCCCAACTAATACTTCACGCTCTTTATGGCTAGCTTTTAATAAACAAAGCATCCATAATTTTAACTTTCGTGGATCTGACCAAATTGCACTTTCTGTAATTTTCCTGTGAATTTTTATCCACCCTGACATAATTACCACCAGCTTTCTTTATTCACTTAACATTCGTTCGCATATCGTAAATCCGTCCTCTACACGTAATAAGCGATAATTTTTGTATCCAGTTTTGAGATATTGTTTTACTAAATAAATTAGGTGTTGCTCTGATGTCGATTGCTGAAATATCTTAGGATTCAGCAACACTCTATGTAATGTTTTATCTAAAAACACGGAACCCACTCCATTGTTATATTGCTTTCAATTTGGTATAATTAACCTAACTTAATTTTTTGAAAGCTATTTATCTATCACTCGGCAAAGTGATAGATTTTTTATTTTGTACGGGTTACTAACTCTGCTTTAACACCTTTTAAGCGTAGATCCGTAATAATGACACGGTAGCTTTTTGACACTTCGTATTCTTCCTTCTTTTTTCTCAGTTCTAAAAGCTCTTGAGAACACCGCTCAAACTCCTTATACCAACGCTCATATTCTTCTGATGTTTCAGATGCCAAAGCATTGTTCATATACCTCAACATGCACTTAGATAGCTTCTCTGCAAACTCCACGTCTTTTGAAAGTACGATTGTTTGTAAATGCTTCTGTTTAATAGCCATGAATTACACCTCTTTTCTTTTTAAATTGATGCTGTGCGCATCGTTACAACCAGAAAGACTTATTTGTAAGGGGGTGGGAGGTAACAATCCTTTTCTGGTTATAACGACAAGCACAACGCTTGTCCAAATGATTTATATAATGTTATAATTGCTTTACGATATATTTGTTAGAGCTACTGTTGTCTAGGCGGTAGCTTTTTCTTTTGCCCATTTATGTTTTAAAACGAATGAAGATTCAATGATTTTGATTCGAATACCAATTAATTTCTTATCTCTTTTTAATTCCTCTAAATTTTTATCCTCAGCAAATGTTTCCGCTATTTTAATTTCACCTGTAAGCTTTGCATCAAGACGAATTAACTCTTTATACTCTTCCAAACTAGGATTTATATAATCTACTGTCACTGTTATTCCTCCTTATATCACTTTTGATAACTTCAATAACTTATCAATCGAATGAACAACCACATTTTCTGAAATAGCTTTTCTTAACCAGTTCCCTTTTACTTCTTCAAGAAGCCCAGGATGTACACTCTCTAATGCTTGTACGACACATTGAGTCGCTTGTATCATGTCGTAAATTTCTATAGCATGCTGTGCGTACTCTTTCTTTTTGGAGTCATTCATTTGCCAAGGTCTTGTTGTAACTTGTAATGTTATAATTTCTTTTGCGGCTCTAATACCGTCTTCAGCTTGCTTAATGTAATTCATAAGTTGTAAGTTCACATCACTTGTTAAACGTGGATCAGTCGGTGGTAAACCAACACCATATATATGTTTAATCGCCTGTTTATTTAGTGGCGCTTTTGTTGCATCACACCAATCCATCGCTAGTTCAAATGGAACTTGTGAAATACCAGCTTCAATATTTTTCAAACGTTCATATGTAATTCCAAGATACGATGCAAGTCCTTTCTTCGTTGTTAACGTTTCATCTTCACAACCTTCTCTAGCTCCTTGTAATAACGTACCTATTGATGAATTACAATATATGCTTGTTCCCATATTTGTTCGCCTCCATATTTAGTTGTTAAGGTATTAAAATAATTAGTACATACATGACTCGTCTATTTTTTATGTAAGAAGAGAGAAATTAACTCTCAATATTTTTTTCTTGCATTTCACGAATAATGGCCCAACCAGCTAAATGCATTTCACGAATGATTGTATCTATTTCTTTCTTAGGTTTAGATGGCGGAGCCACAATATTTACTTTTGTATTTCCAAATTGATAAGTTGCTGCATACTTTTCTTGGTGATTCATGCTGTCACCCCTTGAAGTGTTTTTTATATGTGTATGCTGCTGATCTACTGGTACAGCCATTTGAATTGCTGACATTTTTTCACCTACTTCTATATATGATATCTTACACCCAAAATCCACTTTACGTGGATTGTTTACTCAAAAAAAATTGCTGGATTTTCATTTAACGCCTTTGCAACACACTTTAATTCCTGTGCTTTAAACGAACGTTTCCCTGTCTCCTTCATGTTATAAGCTGATACAGAGATACGAAGCTCTTTTGCTACAAATACCTGTGAAATACCTTTAGAAATTCTTAATTCTCGTATCTTTTGATTAATCTCCAAGTTAATATCACCTCATTCCACGTAACGTGAACCTTATACATTAATAATAATTCCACGTAACGTGAAAGTCAATACCGTATTTAACTTTTCGTGAATAAAGTTTCACATAACGTGAAATGTTGATAAAATAATTAACGTAAAGACAAACATTAGAATGGAAGGATAAACTATGACATTAGGTTATAAGTTAAAAAAAGAAAGAGAAAAACGAAATTGGTCTCAGAAATATGTTGCCGAAAAAATTGGCATTACAAATACTGTTCTCTCAAATTATGAACGTGACTATCGTGATCCCGATACAACGACATTAGGAAAGTTAGCCGATCTATATGAGGTATCTACAGATGAACTATTAGATAGACCTAAAAAATTATCATCTCTTTCCAAAAAAGAAGAACGCGATATTGCACGTGATTTAGAAAAAACATTAGAAGAATTAGATAATAGTGAAGAAGCGTTAATGTTTGATGGAGAACCAATCGACGAACATACAAAAGAAATGATTCGTATTTCTCTTGAAAACTCAATGCGAATGGCAAAACAATTAGCAAAACAAAAATTCACTCCTAACAAGTATAAAAAAGATTGAGTGGAGTGAATTTATGGACATCAAAGAATTCGTACTCAACATTACAGAAAAACACGGCACAACAAATCCATTTGAAATTGCTAAGCAAAAAAATATTATCGTGTTGTATGAAGACCTGGGGAATACTCTTGGCTTTTACAACACTTATAAACGCATTAAATTTATTCATATTAATAATCAAATTGACGAAACCACTCAACGCTTTGTTTGTGCACATGAATTAGGCCATGCTGTACTTCACCCTAAAGCAAATACGCCTTTCTTACGTAACCAAACATTCTTCTCAGTAGATCGTTTGGAAATTGAAGCAAATACATTTGCTGTGGAGTTGTTACTTACCGATGAAATGATTACTGCTTATGAAGATACTCGTTTAACTATTCAAGAAGTTGCGGAGATTTATGGGGTTCCAGGTGGATTCGCTCGTTTAAAAAACTATTAACATACAAGTTAGGAGTTACATAAATGAAAATATTCTTATCTTTATTATTCGTAATAGCAACTATAGCTACTGCTGTTTTATTAATTACATCACTAGTATTCCGATTTAAAAAGAACTCAAAATCAAAAAAGTTTTTAAAGTTCACTGGTATAGCTTTTGTTTTAACTATCATTTCATTAGTAGGAATTAATATGAGTATGACTCCTGAAGAAAAGCAAGAAATTCTGGAGAAGCAAAAAGCTGATGCAAAGTTAAGAAATGAAGAAGCACAAAAAGATAAAGAACAAAGAGACGCTGAAGAGAAGCAAAAAGCCGAGGAAAAACAAAGAGCCAAAGAACAAAAAGATGCTGAAGAGAAGCAAAAAGCCGAGGAAAAACAAAGAGCCAAAGAACAAAAAGATGCTGAAGAGAAGCAAAAAGCCGAGGAAAAACAAAGAGCCAAAGAACAAAAAGATGCTGAAGAGAAGCAAAAAGCCGAGGAAAAACAAAAAGATAAAGAACAAAAAGATATTGAGGAAAAACAAAAAACGTTCGTGTCTTACGCTAAAAACATAAAAGGTGGCAACTTTATTAAAGATATGAAAGTTAACAATAATGAAGCTGAAATCATATTCCACGATTCATTTGAATCATATAAATCGGCTAACCCTGCTAACTCAAATACAGAAGAACAATATAAACAATATTTTTCAACAGGAGATGCTATTGAAAAAATGTTTGTAAGCGAACCTGCTAGATTACTAAGACAATTTCCAGATTTAAGTACGGTAAAAATGACTCTTCCTTTCGATGGCAAAACATATATTACTAACTTGGATAGAAAATCATTAAATTCATATCTTGGATTTAAAATTGAAGATTTAAAAGTAGAGGATCAATCTTGGAATAAGAAATTCAATAATGCCTATGTGTATGACAAAGCAAAACGAAAAGATTTATTCAATAAGTTTGTGACCGTACAATAAAATATCATTTTTATTAAGTCCCTTTTTGGGACTTTTCTTTTGTCATTTATTACATTTACTTCTTTATCCTATTTCCTTTTTGTATAATGGATATTAATTAAGGAGGAATTGCTATGAAAACAGCAATCTATTTACGTAAATCACGTGCTGATCTTGAGGCTGAACAACGTGGCGAAGGTGAAACTTTAGCTAAACACAGAACCGCGCTCCTAAAAGTTGCTAAAGAAAAAAACTTAAATATTATCGCTGTATACGAAGAAATTGTTTCAGGTGAAAGTCTGGTTCATCGGCCTGAAATGTTAAAACTTCTCCAAAATGTAGAAGACAAGAAATACGATGCTGTTCTATGCATGGATATGGACCGTCTAGGACGCGGAGGAATGAAAGAGCAAGGAATTATACTTGAAACGTTTAAACGTTCTAATACAAAGATTGTGACGCCTAGAAAGATATACGACTTAAATGATGAGTGGGACGAGGAATACTCTGAGTTCGAAGCATTTATGGCTAGAAAAGAATTGAAAATTATTACAAGGCGTATGCAACGCGGGCGCATTGCATCAGTAGAGTCTGGTAATTATCTTGGTACAACACCTCCATACGGATACCTTATTAAAGAATTAAAAGACGGACGTACTTTAGAACCACATCCAGAACAATCAAAAATCGTAAAGTTAATATTTGAATGGTATACACATGATGACCCAGAAATAAGAATTGGTGCTTCTATGATTGCTAACAAAATTAATGCATTAGGACACAAAACAGCTACCGGAAAAACATGGGGTAACTGGACTGTATTAGGGATTATTAAAAATCCTGTTTATTCCGGAAAAGTAACCTGGAAAAAGAAAGAAATAAAAAAATCTATTACTCCTGGAAAAGTTAAAGATACAAGAACCAGAGATGAAAGTGAATGGATTATTGCTGATGGAAAACACGATGCAATTATTTCAGAAGAATTATTTGAAAAAGCTCAATCAATTTTAAAAGGACGATATCATGTACCCTATCAATTAACAAATGGTGTTAGAAGTGCATTAGCTGGTATTATAAAATGCGCCAAGTGTGGCGCTTCTATGGTATATCGTCCATACACAACTCAAAAACCAGCTTTAAAGTGCTATAACCAAACACGATGCCATAATAAATCTAGTAACTATGAGCTAGTAGAACAACGTATTTTAGAAGGTCTAGCTGAATGGTTAGAAATATATAAAGCTAACTTTGAAGCGAACACACCATTAGAAGAAACAAATGAAATGAAACAAATAAATGTTTATAAACACATGTTAAAAAATCTTGAAAAAAAGTTAGATGAAACAGAGGGACAAAAAGAAAAACTATTTGATTTACTTGAACGAGGGATTTATACTGATGAGATATTTCTGGATCGTTCTAAATCGCTTGCTGAAAAAACTGAAAAATTACAACAAGATATTGATACTATAAAAAAAGGTATCGATAGTGAGCTACAGCGAGAAGAAGCGCAAGGTAATATCATTCCTCAAGTTGAAAGAGTTCTGGACTTGTACACTAAAACTGATGATCCTAAAAAGAAAAACAGCCTCCTCAAGTCTGTGCTTGAAAAAGCTGTTTATAATAAGGAGAAGCATCAGTATAAAGACGATTTTTCTTTGACCCTTTATCCTAAGCTTCCTAAATAA